CGGCTGTTAGGGAGTTTGTGACTTGTTTTAGCAGATAAGGATCATTGGTCAGTGGTTCGGATATCTCAGTAAGCATTCCAAACGTCACTATTCCAACCGTGGTGTTCGTGAAGTCACAGGAATCGATGAAAGACGTAGTGGCCTCACGGAGATTCTGAATAGGCTGACCTTTCATAGATCCAGAGCAGTCTAAATTGAGAGCAATTCGTTGTGAAGCGACATTCATAGATGCTTCGACTTGTCGCTCTCTTTGTGCGTCGCGAACTCGCTCCGCGACAGATTTACGACTCTCTTGTTTCGTCGGGATGGCAATTCCCTTACCTGTTCCCCAGGATATTGCCTTTTTTGTGTCTAGGATTTTCTTGTCCTTGTCGTCCATCTTCTTCTCCTTTATTTTGTGTCGATGTAGTCTTTCTTTAGAGAGGTCCAAAGTTCCTGGAAACTGCGGAACTTTTCGTCAGCATCGGCTCTTTCCTGTGAGCCGATAGTACCGATCCTGTCAGGATGCATCATCATAACGGCTGTTTTGTATGCCTTTTCCAAGGCGTCGTTAGGGAGCATTCTGATGAACTTCAAAAGCAACAAGTCAGTTCCAGACGCCCCGTCTCTAGTTAATTTCCTGGCCCGCGCAGCTTCGACGGTCTGTTTGTCGATAATATGAACTGCACCAGGATTATCTTTCCAATAGATTTTAGCCAAGGTACAGACAGGATTAAATTGACGTTCAGCGATGTACCAAGTTTTTGAATCAGGATCGTAGTCCCAATCCTCTTTTGGAATGTTGAGTTTCAAAGCATCCTTGAACCTCATCATCTTGTCCGACCACGGCCCGCTACAGGCGTAGACCTTAGCGTCAGCGTCCCAACGGATGGTTAGCTCTGGTGTGATATACCAGGTTTTTGCATCGGGACCATTCTGATATTGGTAGTTGTGGGCAGGTGACGTTGGCGCCGTTGATACTACACGGCGGTTGTAGCCTCTATATCTTAACCCCATTAAAACACCTTCTTCCTTTCTCCCGCTCCTGCGGGCAGTTTTAATTCTTTAGATTGTGAATACTTATACTTCCCTCATTTTGGGAGAAAAAAGAGGAAGGGAGTCGGGTAAAATGGAGGAAAACCCGACTCCCTTTTGCTCTCATCTATACAGGTTGTCTAGCTATGCTACAGCCGACCTTTGTATAAATGGAGCGATCCCGTAATTACTGCCTCGACCTCAACTGCTTGAACGATTCGAATGCAGCCTTTATGTCCTCGGGGGGGAAGTCACCGAGGTCGATTCCCAAAAGCAGGAGGCTCTTTTTGATATCGGCCACTGGGTCTTTAACCCGCGACTTCCGCTCCTTGACTTGCATCAAGAGAGACAGGGTGTCGTAATTACCTTCAGGAATTTCGAATTCGGTGTCTTGAACGAGATCGCGGATTGCTGTATTCTCTTCGATTTTGCGACCACGATTGAAATAACCCAAAGCCTTCTCAGAGTTGCCGCCACAAAGGCCCAGAGCGCCATCGAGGGTTGTAGCTTCATAACGAACAACCGTCAAAGTGCCGGCTGTTTCTGGAAGATCAGTTAGCCTTGCTTCTCTTTGTTCAGAGATAGCAAGTGCAGCTTCCTCGTTGTTGGATTTAGTGATCTTTTCGATTTCTTTGTCCAAAGACGACTTTCCACGGTTTTCGTATTCGATAACTTCACGACTCCCATCTGAGTCGGTCACTACCGAGCGGTGAACGACCCGAACATAAGAGTCGAGATAACTGTTATAACCCGTAGGGGTTGACTGTGACTGGGACTCCATAGCAGATTCCTCTGCTTCAGGAACCAAAGCGATTGTATGTTCGCTCATTTCTGTGATACTCCTTCCCTCTTTAAGGGAACAACATCGCCTCGGTGATTCCCTTGCCGGGATTCCAAAGCGAAACCTTATTATAATGCACTTACGGCCTGTGTCAAGTACAGCCATTTATGAAAAGGCCGTAAGTGTATGATAATAGGCTACATACAAATTTCAATATCTGTGACCACAAAAATGGGCTGAGGGAATCTTGGATCAATTGTCAGCTCCGGTAATGGAGGATGTCGATATCCCTCAAAATCTGCGCGGCAGAGACAGCTAGTGCAAACGTCTTCAGATTCAATACAAACTTCCCTCGGACGAGTGCAATCACAAACAAATCGCCCACATTCGTCACAATAATGAGCGTGTAGCCCGTCGAGGTATGTGATTGGAATAGTCATATTTGTTTCCTTTCACCAATCGTATAGTCTAGTATAACCTCAGAGTTCTCTCTTAGTTGAGTTAATTCAGCATCGAGAGATTCTTCCAAACTGAGTTCCAATTCACGGCTGCTGCTGTTGAATATGTCCACCTGACGACCATTTCGACTATGAGCCGATAGGACGAAAGTCACAGTGACTTCAATCTTCATTATTTTGCTCCTTGCATCCTGGGTCTATACGCTTTGCGAGATTTCGCTTTATTGGATGCACTGACGGGGAAAAGCAAGGGCGTAGCGACGACACCCCATGTTTCGTAATGCTCCATGTGACCATCGCATACCAAAATGACCTTGGGTACAGCCTTTCCCTTTGGACCGACCCAATTTGTTACGATTGCGTGGGTCAAGACTGTTTTGTTGCAACCAGCAAAGAAACAACCTTTCTTTGGTCCGCTATTATCCATGCACTTCCTCCTCTTCAGTTGTTTGATTTGTAAATTCAAGAATAGCATCGGCCTCAGCCTGACTCAATAAAACACGAAGTTCGTGTCGACCGAAGGTTGTTTTCTTCACCAAAAGACCTTCGATATGGGCGCGGTAAATCTTCAGGAATTTGGCGATTTGTGTCATTTTTTGTCTCCTTTTCATTTATTGAGTCTTCGCAGCAAAATGCCCGAGGCAAAGTCCATTTGATTGTGCAACTTCGCCATAGATTATTAGCTGCAATTTGGTTGTTGGATTCAACGGTCCATCAGCGTCGATGTAGGTCTTAGTTTCGACCGATGGCCAATTGATTACATTCTGTGCCGACCCAGACAGGCGATAGTACAATCCACTCATGGTGCTGAAACAAAGGATGTTGAAATCAAACAACGCCGATTCCGTAAATGTATTTGGGCCACAAACGTGATGTATGTATTGTCCGAATGAATCTGTCATTTGGACAGCATATTGCAGATATGGATTCGGTGTGCCTAGTTGGGCCAATGAACCGATGACGTGAATCAACGTTCCGTCTAACAGAGGGTTGGGCCCGGCTTGGACTATAGCTAGTACAGGATTCACACCATCATTCAATGGATCATTGTTACCAATCTGATACCAATTCATCTCGTTTTCTCCTTTGTTGTCCAACGAGTTACTTGTTAAGTTATGCTGGCGAATTCTGGCGAAGAAGGCGACGCCAGCAGGACTTAATTCGAGAAATCTTCGTCGTGTCATTTTGCCTCTTTCTTTTCATTGTCTTGTTTGATTCGATCTGATATCAACAATCGTATCTGTTCAGTCTTTTCTCCTGGAATCTCAGATAAGGCTTCGGCTAGAGATTTGGTTGCTTCTTTAATTCGTTTCTGTTGTTTGGATTCGGGAGTAACCAAAGGCGGAGCCTCGCAGTTTTCCTTGAGGCGATAGGTGTTGAAATAATGTCCACATGCGCGGCAGCGATAGCCTTTGTATTTGATAAGTTCTTCTCTTCCGACGCTTTCGAATCCCACGACGTCAAGACGTTGTACTGCATTTGTATAAGAACGACCACATTTTGGGCAGTGTGGTTTATTGATATCAAATTCTCGCCCGCAGATACAGTTCATTTCTTCTCCTTCCAATCTAGCTAATGGCGGGCCTTTGCTATCTGGCCCGCCATATAGCCAGGGTTTAGCGCAAATTAGCGCAACTGAAATGCAGGGTTCGTGGTTGTCGGACTGAGCCACGGACAGCAGCAGCACGGTATTTTAGCAGGACGAGCTTGTACCGTCGTCGGCTTAGACGAGACGGCGAATCCTGCCAAGATGAAAAGCAGCAGCAATAGCAGTTTCTTCATGGTTTCCCCTTTCTCCCTCTCTTTAATTCCTCTGATTTTTTATCTCTTATCTTTGTCCTACCCCACAACGCGTCCACTGCTTTCTGTGGGTCTTCTAAGCTGTCCCACCAACGTGCAAAGGCTCTCATAGTTTGTAAATCCACGCGCTCCCCGAAAGCAAATTGGTCGGGATCAAAGTAGGGACAAGCGCTGCTGGATCTAGGGTGTAATCCCATAGGACAGAAATTAAATATTGCTTTCTGTCCTATGGGATCAAGTAACTTCCACCGCAGCGTTGGTCGGTGGTGCTGGAATAGTTTAACTGCAACTGGCAATTCCTTTGGTCGAAGTACATCGCGTCGAATGATTTCTGCTACTTCAATAGCTTTCTTTGGGACTTTATACATCTTCTTCTCCTTTGCTCTCATTAAGGTATTTTATGGCTGCGTTTTGGATCACCTCGCACCAGCATACGAACCTCACGACGCCATAAATGATACCCAATATAGCCGCTGCAAATAATATGCAGATTGCAAGTATGCCCACTGTTGTTACAAAAGAACTGTCCATATTCTACTCCTAGCACACACATCTGTGTGAGCTATGATCATACCCTACTAACGACTGATGTCAAGCATTATATCTCCTTTATAATCAAAGAGATAGAATGCCTCACCTCAGTGAGCGATTATATCAAGAAGCACGGCGAACAGAAACAACGTCGTCGTAAACCAAACATTCCTCCAAAACCTCGCATCGTGCAGTCGGTTGTGACAACTGACAGCGCGATTTCTCCACAGGATTAATTCCTCTTCTTCGTCCATTCTTATTCCTCCTTCGGCTCAGGTGACCAGCAGTCTTTGATCTCTTTCTTCCCTCACACATAAGCATGTGTGTGTGTGCTCATTCTCCATTTGGCTGGCCTTCATACGCTAATTCTTCACATCTGAAGAATTAAAAGCTGTCGTCTATTATAGCATTTAGTTAAAAAAAAAAAAAAAAAAAAAAAAAAAAAAAAAAAAAAAAAAAATAACCCCCGAAGATTCCCATCGGAGGATGTAAAATTTACCCATCTGGGGGGCCTACCTGATAGCAAGGCGGGAGGGTGTAGAAATTAGCACACACTCACACAAATGTGTGCTTCCCCACACCCCCATTTTATTGGGTAGGCTCTTTTAGGTAGGGTTTTTAAGGGCATTTTTTACAAACAATCCCCCCCGATACTCCAATTGTATTAGCGATCAATCTATAAACTTTCCCATGCACACAAAAGACTTTTGATTCCCTCAATTCACTATTAAAATGCCTCGCATGAATCACAGGAATCGGAGCCTTTTCCTCAACAATCTTGCTCTTGCGTGCAACTCTATCGCACTCTCTGAGCTTAGCTTCGAGGAATTGCTTTGCGAAACTCATATTCAACAATCCTCCTTATTCTGAAATTTAATATTCCCCTTATTGTGCCCTTTTACAGAAGAAATCTGCAAAAAGGCACATTTATTCACGAAAGCTCAACCCTAGTACCGCCTACTCCGAACTTCTGATCCAATCTATCCAAAGCCTCGAAGTATGCAGCATTCCCCAAAGTCCCGCGAAGATCGGCCAATCTCGCTTTCTCTGCCATGTAGGTATTATTCTTGCGAGTTTTGATCGCAGATTCCACACTATTCTTCACAGTGTGGGCACCATACATAGCCATCGCAATTACGAATTCATCAAGTGAATTGAACGAATGCCCTACTCCATTCACATTCACATGCTGGCGATGCTTTGAAATATACTTAAATTGATTCTCAAGTACACTCAAAGTACCTGCCTGGAATTCAACTTCGCGAGCTTTCACCTGAGCTTTTGCTATAGCTTGATCCATTTTTATTCTCCCATTTTTAGATTTCTCCCTAAGATTAATCCTAGAGAGTATGCCAATAAAAGGCACAATGAGAGGAATAATTGGATTTCAGGTATTATTTTACTTGTGCCATTTCGGTATGCCGATAGGCGATTCTATCATCGTATTACTGTGATCCTCCGTGAGCCATTACAGTATTCATGCTTACAGGAATAGGATAAAGCCGTGCAATGCAAAAGTCAAATTCAAAATTTTTATAGCTGCTATAAAAATAATTTATAGCTAATGATCGATAGACTAGGCTAGCGATCTAGGCTAGTCGAGGCTAGATGCTGGGCTAGTTGTGTAGGCTAGCGGACTAGGCTAGGCAGGCCCCTGGTCCCAAAAAATAGGCTACAAAACTAGGCTAGCGACTCAGTGCAAATAATTTTTTCTGTTTTTATTGTTCTTGCATTGCAAACTTCTTTGTTCAATAATTGATGGCATATTTATATATTCAGATTGTGAATACTTATAACATCGAAAGGGAGAAAGGTTATGGAGATTGAGAAAGGTTGAAAGAGGGGGAGGCTTGCGGCCCGGCAGGATTGCATTGCAATTGCATTACAACCTCCCTAACCCCAATACCTACAATAAGATAGCGGGAATTTTTTTATCTTGACTTCCCGTCCCAGGGGGGTATAATAGATCCAACTCTGGTGTCGTCCTTCTGTGGGAACAACTCATAGGGGACCGCTTGCGATGTCGGTCCCCTTCTCCCCATAGGACGACCCAAAAGACGACGCCTAGGACGACCCACGGCATTTAGCTGTCGAGGGTCTTGTGCTAGACGGTAAGCAAACTCGATTAGTCTTTCGGATGGAAAAGATCGCGCGGCTTCGTGCGGCTTCTGTTCCTGATAAAGATATAGCTCGCGTCGTTAATCTTACCCCTGCCGGACTTGCGACTCTTCTTCAACGCCCAGATTATCGTCAATTAGAGAAAGAGATTCTCGCGCAGACGACGCAGATTCTTGACGAAGCCCTTGCGAATGACGTCACTGCTATGCGACAACATTTCGCTCATGCTGTTCCGGAGGCTATGCGTTCTGTTATTGATATCCTTCGTCAGAACAAAGACTTAAAAACTCGTCTAGAGGCCGCGAAGGAGGTTTTCGATCGTGATCCTAACGGTACTTTTTCTAAGTCTACATTGTCTTTCAATGCTCCTTCTGGCACTGTCGTCGATGTACCAGCTGCTGTATTCAACCACTCAATTGAGATCGGACGTGGCTTAGCTACTAGCGTCCCAAAAGATACTCGTCAATTGGTTGATGCGATGGTTCCGAAAGCCATCGAGGAAGTCATGACTGAAGAAGATGTGGAGGTTCCTGTATAATGCTCCATGATATTTATATAGCTGATACTAAGAACAAATACAATTACAGCCGTCACCAATTCTGTGGTTGTTGTCTCTGTGGATTCCATGCAGTCGGTTCAATGGAAGAGGCTGAAAGAGAAGTTCGCGCTCACTTCGCTAGGCAAGTGGGGTTTGAATGGCCCGGCAAGGTGTCAGTCTATGATGGATTTTTGCCGGGAGGTAAGTTGATACCTGAACCAAAACCCGAATCCACACAAGAGAGCGCTGGGCCTCCATCGGAAGATGTTATCGCAAGTTCAAAATCCGTGTCTGGATCAGACTCAGAAGCATCAAGAGAACGTCGGTCAAGGCGTTCGTAACTACTGGGAATTCATTGATCCAGCAAGTAAACCTCCAAAAGAACAGGCGCGTCTAGTTCGCCTTAATTGTCTTGGGAGTCTTTATTATTTTATTAAAGTCGCATTAGGTCGTTCTCGCCTCACCAACACCCTCCATTATCCAATTTGCCTCTCTTTAGAAAGAGAACACATCAAAGACGTATACGAACTTCCCCGTGACCATTTTAAGTCCACCATCTGCTCCGAAGGACTGCCGATGTGGTGGGCACTTCCTATGTCCCAACAGGATGCTGATGATATGATCCTGTTAGGATACACGGAGGAGTATGTCAATTACCAAAAACGTATCCACGACGCACTCACCAGAGTCTTACTCGTCTCCGAAAACATCACAAACGCGGCGAAGCTCGGCACGAGGATTAGACGACATTTTGAGTCTAACTCGTTGTATCGAGCGTTGTTCCCTGAGACTTTGCCGACTGCTAAGGAAACCTGGACGAATACCTCTCTCCACGTTCGTCGCCCTACAGGAACACTTGGTTTTCATGGAGAGGGAACTTTTGATTTTCTCGGTATCGGAAGTGCTTTACAGTCGAGACACTACCGCAGAGTCGTTGAGGATGATCTCGTGGGCCGGAAAGCGATAGAGTCTCCGTCTATAATGGACAAGACCATTGAATACCATCAATTGATTCCGGGGGCTTTTGAGACTGTTGATAAGGATCATGAAAACGACGAACTCTATGTCGGTAATCGATGGGGATATGCGGATCTAAATAGTCATATTAGAGAACACGAACCCTGGTTCCGTATATCATCACACTCTGCTATGGGTGGTTGTTGTGCTATTCACCCTCCAAATACTCCAATCTTTCCTGAAGAATTCTCCGAAAAGAAACTACAAAAGCTCCGCCGGCGCCTTGGCGGCTATACGTTTTCTTGTCAGTATTTGAATAATCCTGCCGCTCCAGAGGACGCCATCTTCAAGGAGTCCTGGCTAGGCTATTTTCGTCTTTACCAAGACCTTCATGGCCGCGATTATATCGTACACGATCCTCGTCCGGAGGAGCTAGACTATGCAGGACGTCGTCTGGTTATTCGAAAGAATCTCTACATCAACAATATTGCTGTTGGGATGGCTACAGACCCCGCCCATGCTGGCAACGCTAGTGCTAGACGATGTAGACATGCTATCATTGTTGCTGGTATCTCCACAACAAATGACACTTATGTTTTGGACGCCTGGGCGCGGTCGGGTAGCTATGACGAATATGTTGAGGCTATCTATCGTATGTGTCGAAGATGGGGATTGCGAGAGTTTGGTCTTGAGACAATCGCTGCCCAGCGTTATCTTAAATACCACCTCGAATATCGAAATAGAATCGAGGATCGAAAGCTAAGGGTCAGAGAATTGCTGGGTGAGGTTGAGGCACCCGATGGAACTCTTACCCATAAGAAGCAATTCCGAATTAGGGCTATTGTTGAACCGTTGGCTGAGACTGGGCATCTTTGGATTCAGAAGCGTCATCTTGATCTCCTTACTGAATATGTGACATTTCCAACTGGTCGTTATTGCGACCAGCTTGACGCCCTGGCCTATATTCCCCAAGTAGTCCAAACTCCAGTCTCTAGAGAACGAAAGGATGAGTGGACTCGGGCAAATGAGGCTCGTCTATCTGCTCTTGGAAAATCTTATTCAATGAGGGTTGCATAATGCCATATACACCAAAGCAGAAGCGTTATCTGCTATCAAAAGGCTCTCCTTTGTCTGAAGGTCAAAAAGACAAGATGAAAAAAGAACTCCATGAGAATCCTTCTCTGGGGCACGCCAAGAAGCATAAGTCAAGCAAACATGACGGACGTCCTTGGGATAATCGGTAGGAGGTAATATGTCAGGCAAAGACCCTCTAATTAAAGAAACAGCAGCGGAGCATGACCCAGATTGGTGGGAATGGCAGAAAAGGAAGAAAGCCCATAAGTTGAAGGATGCTCCTGGTCATAACGAAGGGGATAAGGTAACTCAAGAAATTGAGCCTCGTCGACGACCAAAAAGGATATGGGACCGTGTATGAAGACATTGTCACAGGAACTAGCTCTCGCTCTTAATTCTCTCTCAACTACAATTCCAGGAGTCATTGTCGTCATTTTGGGGGTTCTAGTACAAATGGGAGTGACCTACCATATTACAATACAAGGTCATTCCTATGAACTCTTGAGTATGCTGATGGCGATTGCTGGTGGGCTTGGTCTAATTAAGGCTCAATCAACCAAGTCTCCTGCTCCTCCCTCGGAAGGTAAATGGTAGACGACAAAATAAAAGCGATTGCTAACGCTATTGCTACGGCAGAAGGGTTCTTTGTCAGCGGCTCAATTGCACAGAGGACTAATAATCCTGGAGACTTGGGAACTAGTGGGAGTAAGGTAAATTCATTTTCTACTCTTCAGGCTGGTTGGGATGCTCTTTATAATCAAGTGTCTATGATACTTGATGGGTCATCGCATTATTATAAGCCGACGATGACTATATCCCAAGTAGCTAAGATTTATGTTGATGGTCCAAAAGCGAATGGGATGTCGCAAGGTGCAACTGACTGGGCCAACAATGTGGCTAAAGAATTAGGAATGACTGCAACAGAAGTTCTAGCAACATACGAGGGGAAACCAACTACGGAGGAATTGACAGTGAATCCAACGCTTCAAATGCTTCTGAGTTTATTTACCCTTGGTGAGCAGACTGTAGCTGCTCTAGCTCCAAACACCTCGGTTAGTATGGTCCTAAATCTAGTGGGGACCGGAATTGGATTGGCTGAGGAAATACTCGGGGCTGGAGCGGGAACAGCTAAGAAACAAATGGTTCTCCAGATGGTAACAGCTGTTCTTCCTATAGTCTTAGGCACAGCGCTCACGCCCGCTGGAACTCAAGCTGTCAGTAATCTAATCGACGGAGTCGTAGCACTGTTCAATCAAACTGGCGTCCTCGGAAAAGCGTAAATGATTCCTGAACTCATTCCGCTAAAGCTCACTGGCGATCGACTAGAACGTCACAAGCGTGAGATCGAATACACTCTGCGTACTACGATTACAGGTCTCCGTGAGCTTCATGAAGTGCGGCTCCCAAATTGGCGCAAGACTTACGAGGCCATTCCTGCTGAAAAACAGAGAAGCCATCCGTGGGTCGGCGCCTCGAATCTCGTTGTTCCAATTGTCGGAATTCACTCCGATACACTGTTGGCTCGAATTATGGCTGCTGTTTTTAAGACGAAGCCTATTTGGGTCGTCAATGTTATTGGACGTTATCTAGCCGATTCTGGGTTCGACGGGGAGGAACTTCGTCTTGCTCTGGAAGAATTTCTTGGTCACATAGCCCTTGAGCCTGGGGAACTTGATCTTTATCGAGTCTACGAGGATGCATTCGCTGATGTCATTCGCTACGGGACAGTAACATTAAAGTGCTTGTGGGATCAAATTATTGAATGGAATATGGTCCCGGGAGGCAACGGTGTTGGTATGGCCAACACTGTCTACATTGGTCCTCGGCCCGAAAAAATCTCCTATGAAGACTTTATTCTCCCCCCTTATGAATCGTCTATTGAATTCGCCAACTTCAAAGCGCACAGAAAAAGGATGTTTCGACATGAACTCATGGAGCGTCGATTCAATCAATTCTACGACGCTTCGCAAGTGGACCTCTTACTCAATTCTCCTGACCGCACCTCGCCGTCTTATACAAGAATGTTGCAGGAGCAAGACACAGGAGTCACTACACGTCCGGACTACGGATATGGAGAATGGGACATCTACGAATGTTGGCACTACATCCGTCGAGGGGACAAGAAATATAAAGTCATCGACACTTACGCGCTTAAGACAAATAGACTTCTTCGGTCTGTTTACACTAACTACCCATTCGACCCGTTTGTGGGTTCCAGACTCTTCCTTCGAGATGGCTTCTATTATGGGTATGGTTTTGCTGAACTGCTTGGTTCATTCCAAGAGGAGATTTCACAAATACACAATCAACGTCGGGACTCGTCGACGGTGGCAAATGCTAATATGCTTCGAGTTGACCCCGCTAGCAATCTTGGGCCTAACTATCGCATTTTCCCGTCAGCTACCCTCCCTGGTCGAAAAGATGAATTCGAAGTATTACAATTTGGACAGCCTGGCCCGGTAAGCATAGATGAAGAACGACTAAGCCTAGACTTGGCAGAGCGCCGGAGTGGGGTGTCCCCACCGATGCAGGGTTATGGAGCAGGGACCACGACAAAGCGTGGTATCTACTCCGCGATGGGGACACTCTCTCTTTTACAAGAAGGTAACACGAGAACTGATTTAAACGTAGGCGACATCCGATATATGCATACGAAGTTAGGTCGAATGGTCGCGGGGCAGTATGGACTATTCGGCGCAGACGATCAATTAAAGTTCCTGGCCTATGGGGACAAAGCTACAGCTATTCTCAAGGCGCTGAAGATGTTCTCCTCCGGACAGATTGTACTACCTGTATCATCATCGAATGCTTCAGTAAACCGAGAGGTTGAGAAGCAGAATGGGATGTTGATTGAGCAGATGATGTCGCGCCATTATGGGATGATTACCCAAATGATGCAGGGTGCTCTCAACCCTCAAATGCCTCCACCACTTCAAGAATATCTACTAAAAGCAGTCAAAGCGGCGAATCTTTTGGCCACAACGGTCTTGCGTGTATTCAATTACGACGAACCGGAGCTTTACGTTCCGGAACCAGGAGGAGAAGGTGAACATCAACCCGGTAATCCCACCTCGGTTATTGCTCCCGGCCTACCGCAGCAAAATCCTAACATGGATCAAGGGGGAGGAGTTCCAGGTATTTCTGGAATGGTTGGCGGCGGAGGGGGCCAACTCGTACCATTTACTGCGGCAGGAGGTCGTGGGGGTACCTGATTCAGGACTAAATGCCTTCCGTGAACGAGCGAACGGAAGGTTGGATATTGTAGAGAAGATTACTCAACTTGAAACTACGTTGATTAATTTAACGAGAATTGAGCTTGAGAATGCAGCAAAAACTCCCGGAGGTAAACTGTAATGGCACTATGGGGTAAGAAAGAGGAGGAGCTTCCGCCAGAACTTAAGGGGAAGACTCCAGAACAAGTTGCAGCGGCCATCGTCGCAGCAGAACAATCCGTAGGCAAGGTAGCTTCGCTTGAGACGCAGCTTGCGAGTAGGGAGACTGAGTTCGGTAAGTTACAACAGCAACTTGCCACTGTCACCCAGACTCTTCAAGACTTAGATGCGAGGACCAAACATAAAGATGAGCCAACGACAAAGAAGGAAGTCAGATGGGACGAAGATGCTGAAGGTGCCTTCAAGGATCGTTTCGGGGAGTCAGTTCGTCCCTTGGTGAATCAGACATTACAGAACACGGCAATCTTGGCGAAATTGGGTGATGAGAATATTATCAATTCCGATCCAATGGACAAGGCGATTTTAATTAAGTATCGCGCTGAAGTCGATGATTGGTACAATCGAACTAGGCCGACTGATCGAGCACAATCAGGGACTTACCTTAATTGCTTCCGAATTGTTGCTGGGAATCATACGAAGGAAATCATCGGTCTCGCCAGTGACCCGGGATTCTTATCTCCCTCTGGTGGCGCTCCTTCTTCATTGGAGGAGACAGCGAAGAAAGATGTTATGACTGAGCAGCAACACCTCGTCGCTCAGAGACTAGGAATTACGGACGAGCAGTATTCTGAGCAGGCAAAGAAGGCGAGGAGTGGTCCTCTTTCGCCGGTGATACATTAATTATTCAGAATCTGAATCCTTTTGTTGGAGAGTGAGTTATGGCTGACAAACAGCCTACGATTACCAGCGCGAATCTTCCGTCGGCTAAACCTCCAGTCGTCGATAACATACGGGGAAATGAAGCATCCTCAATCCCCGCTCCACCTGTCCAAGATTTTCCTGTTATCTCCGACGACATGATCGAAGCCCGTCCGTTGGTTGCGGAGGGATGGGAAAACATCAAGTACAAAAATCCGAATCTTGCTGGCCGTTGGATTTATTGTTCTGGCGGAAAAGGCAACACACGATTCGACGAAGCCCAAGCCACGGGTTATCGAGTTGCTAAGGACACCGACTGTGAGGTTCCAGGAGTCCCATATAGAGACGGCGCCTTTCGGAAGGGGGATGTTATTTTGATGGTTATGGATCGCAATCGTTATATAGGTGCCCTGAAGTACAAAGAGCAGCAATCACTTCTCTTGTCTGGTCGTCGTGATCGTACAAATCAGATTCGACCAGCGATTCGTGATCCAAGAACAGGCGAGTCTGTTTTGCCAACAAGGCGAGGCAAGTTGGAATTTTTTGAACCTGGAAAGGCTGAGCTAGATCGTTTGGAGAGTGAAAATAGTCCAGATGTACCCCAATCACGAAGCGATATTTTGAGTCAGACAGTAAGACAATTGTCGCAGCGGTAGTTCCCCGGCTATTCTAACTAGGAGGCAAAGATGGCAACAGCGCGTATCTATCCAACCCGCACTGTCTCCGGTAACCAACCAGTAGTTCAAAGGAAGCCGGAGGAATCGGGTCAGTTGATTACCTCACTGCTTGACGGCGTTCCAGTTCAGATCGCCGCAGGTGATGGTGGTATAAAACTTTGGGACGGATCGACAATCCCTGGAATTGCTGGCATCTCTGGAGAGGGTGGTCATAACTTGACTACTACAGGAGTCGCCCAACAAATTACCTTCGGTTCCGTTCCTTTTGAACCTCTCGCCGTGAACATGGCACGTCCCGGCGCCAATGATGGGAAAATCTTGTTCTATCCTGGTGCCGCAGACACTGTGTTCTCTGCCCAAGTAGGTCCAGCACAGACGACAGCAGCTACTGACCTTGGTAAGCAGTATGGTATGACTGCCGACACAGATGGTCACTGGTTTGTAGATAAGACAAAGACAGGTGGCTCTGCTGTTTGCGAAATCGTTGGAATCGACACGACAGTGGACACGGTTCGTGGTGTATGGTTTGTATTCTTGTCGTCTGCTGTAACTCTGCTCGCTTAACCTTTTGTTCCCGGTGCAGTTATTCTAGTTCGGAGGTCATGAAAGTCCTATGATGACACGCGGTGAGTTTGCTCAACTCATGGCCCCAGGTCTGCACCATCTGTTCGTACATTGGTTGGACCTGCTGCAACGGGATGTTGAGTATGAGCATATTTTCAACATGGAGACCTCGACCAAGCAATTTGAGGACGAGGTCGAATTTTCTGGTCTTGGTCCGATGCAACTTAAGGATGAAGGAACATCGGTCCTTTACCAGGACGCTATTCAAGGCGGTACGAAGCGGTATTTACATTCTACGTTTGCTTTGGGCTGCCGTTCGTCTTGGGAGTTATACGAAGACGATCAATACAACATCATAAAACAAGTACCAAAGGCTCTTGCTCGTTCTTCAGTTTTTTCAAGAGAACAGCAGGCTGCTACAGTATTCAACAACGGCTTTTCGAACCCCGGAGTTGCAGGAACCATCAATACAACGGATGGCGTAGGATTATTCAACACACAACATCCCTTGCTCGGTGGTCCAGCAGCTACGACTGTGGCACCAGGAATTGCGAATATCATATCCGCAGCTGGGACGTATCCAAATCGTCCTACTACTGACGTGGACTTGTCAGTAACGGCGTTGCAATTGATGTTCAACATGTTCCGCCGGATGCCAGATTCTCAAGGAATGCCAATTATCATCCGACCGAAGTATTTGGTTATTCCTCCTGAATTGAAGTGGATTGCGATTGAGATTCTTGGTTCTCCAAACAAGCCGTATACATCGGACAACGAAATCAATGCTTTGCTTGCAGAGGGGCTTTCGTTCTTTGTATATACCTATCTGACTTCCCAGTCAGCCTGGTATGCCCTTGCGGACAAAGAATCACATTTCCTGAAGTTCTTCAATCGTCACATGCTCGATCAGGACTACGCTGATGACTTTGACACTCGCTCACTGAAGCAGATTGCCTGGGAGCGTTATTCATACGGTGCTACGTCTTGGATCGGTGTGTGGGGTAGTAACGGTCCTTAGAGTATGCTATATGCCAGCACAACATGGACTACGTGGAATTCCGTGGTCGAGATGCGATCGTTGTGGATTAGACTATCCGTTAGATATGTTATCTATGCAGAATGGTCTACTTCTCGATAGTAAGTGTCTCGACGACCCGATTATGTGGTATAGGCCGGCAATTCAGGCGGAGCATATTCAATATCCTCCTGAAGAAGTTCCTAACATCACAGGTCAGGTCAGACGGCAGCCAAACGATGAGTACTGGGATAATTAACAATTTCGGGCGTCCACGCCGCCACTGTACCAGTTTTCTGCCGGGAAAAACGGTAACAGCATAAGCAAAAGACGCCCGTCCAACTACCCGGCAAGGAGGCATAATGCACGACGAAGATCGGTTTTATGCAGATGCCGCCCATACGGGGGGTATGTATTTTCTTGGTCCTGGTGACATGGTGGATAGCCTGACGGCTACTCCAGTCGTCGTTACCAGGAACGGGGCACAGTCGTGGTCACTGAATAGGACTGCTGCTGGCGCTGAAACTCACTTCATTCGTCCCGCTAATGACTCATTAAGACGGCTTGCTGAGGCCATAGCCCTACAGCAACAGTTTGGTGGGTCTGTTGGTCCGTTGCCTGCTCCAGGTAGACCGCCTTTTACTGGTGCAAGCCAATTGGTTCCTCCGACGTCTAGTTCTCCAGTCAATAAGGGAATTCAAATTCTAGACATCACATTGGCCTATTCCATCACTGTTGTGAATTTGACCACCAACGCCCTTACATTGAATACAGCCACCTTCGCAAACAACACAGCGATAGTTGGGGGTACAAGGACACTGACTGGGACGCTAGCTACAGCGACTCAAGCTCAGCCTTATGTTACTAAAATCACGGTGAATACTCCCGTCTTTGATGTAACTGATCTACAGGATGTCTGGCCTGAACTTCAAGTGGTCATGGCGAATACAGGAGTCTACCAGCTATTTGGTATGTGGATTCACTGTAATATGAACTATGACTAAGGAGAGGTTGTGGAGGTGTTCGTTGGACTCCTCGGGGCTATCAGTGGACATCTTGGTCAATTGGGGCCATATGTCATATTGATGGTGTCCTGTGTGCTTTTGGGTTGGTACTTGAAGAACATCACAATCATAGTCAAAGGCCACACACAAGCGATTCAGGTATTGGATTGTAGAGTCGATCAACATGCATTGGAACTGGATGCTCATGACAAGACGATGACTAGGATTGAGATTGCTTTGGAGAAACTCTCGGTAGTAGTTCAGGACAACAGCAGGGAGATCGACCGTCTTCGGGACCATAATGACCGAAAAAACTAAATTCCTTATGCTTAGCTCAGCAGGGGACGGTGTGGCAATAGCTTATCGTCTTGGACAAGAGGGCCACGATGTTGCTGTGGATATTAGAGACGATCGGCAAATACACTGCGGTGATGGTCTAATCAATAAAATTCATGACTGGAACTTTGAGGTCACCTCTAATTGTGTTGTTATAGCCGATTGCTCTGGCTTTGGGCCTTTGCTTGATTTGTATCGTCATAACGGAGTTCGGGTCAACGGCGGGTCAACCCTTGCCGACAGGCTCGAAATGGACCGTCGATTCGCAAACAGTGGGGCCACTGCTGCGGGATTGTCGGTTCCAAATTCCAGATGGTTTGAGGATTGGGATGAGGGATTGTCCTTCGCCGGGGAGAATCCTGAGCCTTTAGTCTTCAAACCTGGGTTGGAGATGTCAGGTGTTATTCCCTCATTTGTAGCTAGGGATCAACGTGAACTTGTGAAGATGATAAATCATTATCAACATCTAATTCACGGTCATGCTGGCTTTATGTTGCAAGAGGTAAAAGATGGCACCGACATCTCCACCGCTGGTTGGTTCAATGGTTATTCCTTCCTTCACCCTTTTACACATACGCTGGAACAAAAACACCTAATGAATGGCAACCTAGGTCCATCAGGTGGATGTGTTGGGAATGTCGTATGGGCCTGCAGTGGTTGTCCTATTTGTGAAGAACTCACCAAAACAGAATCGTACCTTCGGGAAAATGATTACGGTCCAGGGCAGATTGATATAAATTGTATTGTCGGAGATGACGGAATTACCTTTATCGAATTTACTCCGAGGTTCGGTTATGATGCGACTCCTACAGAATTTTATGCGTTATTTGATGAACCGATTGGTGAATTCTTTGTTCGCCTTTCTGCTGGGTCGACGCATGACATCGCGTACCGCGGAGGATTTGCGGCGGGAGTTAGACTTACACGATCTCCTTGGCCGCTTAAAGATGGCGAATCATGTGATGGAGTTCCAGTTAAAATCTCTCAGTCAATGCTTAACAACTTTGCATTCAATGAACTCGCCATCGACGACGAAGGAGACTTCGTTACCTCCGGAGGAGAAGGTTTGATTGGTGTCGTTATGGGATATGGGAATACCCTAATGGACTCCTTCGACGACGCCTATTCCGGGGTGAAGAAGATCAAGATTCCTGACGTTCAATATCGAACGGACCTTGCTGAGGAGTTTAGTCGTAGTCTAAGAAAAGTACATCGAGTTCTTGAGGGTGTCGGTGCCACAACCTAATAGAGAAGAATTATTCAAGGAGGGTATTCTACGTGGTCCGTTTGTAGGGATTTGTTCGGAATTATCTCTAGATCAGACTGGAGACTCATCAGGATTTGTTGATTGTTTTAACATGATGCTAGTGAAGTCCCAGGCGTGGACTCGACGTGGCGTTACTCCTGTATCTACGCCGACAGCAGTATCGGGGATCGCTAGAGTCTATGGCGGAGGAACATTTCCCCCTTTTGGTGTTGCCGACGTCCTGATGGGTCAGAACCTATATAAGTATAATGGCGGTACTTCATTCACGACGATAACAGGCCCGAACTTCAACCCAGGAGGTTATCCATTTTGCTGGGCGACGATTAACAAAACGCTTTGTTTTTCACACGCTGACGACGGTGTACAGAATATACAAGGTTGGGTTATAAATGCTGCTACCTATTCGGCCTTATCTGCGTCAGCTCCGAATGCGCTTTGTTTGATGGAGTTTGATAACCGACTAGTAGCTGGAAATGTTGTATTCTACCCTGGACCCATTCTATTTAATAATCGAATTTATTATACCAATTCTAATGATGCGACAGACTGGACTTCGGTTAATTCAGGATTTTATACCATATCAGGCGACCTGGGGCCTATCTTCGCATTGTCCAGGATATATCAATTAGGTTATGTTTTCAGCATGTTCGGCATATCTCAGATTCAATTAACAGGGAATGGGCTAAGCCCTTTTTATATAAGTCCTTTTGGCTCCAAGGGAAAAGGTGTACTTTTTCCATTTACTTTCGCTCCGTATGGAGAAGAAGGGGCGGCATATGTTGGATCGGAGAATGTCTTCTTCTTCGATGGGACTGAATCAGTACCTATAGGAGACCGTCCTATTGAGGGCAGTCACTTTAAAGGAGCTTGGTCTAGTATATTGATAGACCTATCTAACATGAATGTCCTTAAATCCCCCACTGGTATTATCCTGACTAGTCTTGGCTCCATACCATACAAGACATATTGGCTGTCCATACCTGGACAATCGACGTGGATTTACAATTTTAAGGAGCAGAATTGGACTCGATTTCAGTACAACCTCGGCGCTGGGTCTGGTAATATCTTATATATTGGTCCAATTAGGCAGAATGTAAATAGCATATTGGATGACGTAGGTATATGCTCCGACGATTCATTTATCAACTTCTCCGCCGAGACTACTAGTATAGAGATAGGACAAACATGGAGCATTACTTCTGGCCAAATTCCATTTATGGATTTAAGGCGTAATAAGTACGTCAATCGATTCCGATTTTGTTACACAGATTTCATCCCTAATACTAAGGTTACCGTCACGTTTACGAACGAGAAGGGAGTTACGCAAACTGTACCGATAACTTTTGGTACTGGGATACATCGTCAGGCGGTGTATGTTGTACCTATTACAATTAGTGGTGTTATGTTGCAGTGGTCAATATCGGGGACTCGCGATTACCCTGTTAACTTCTCTCAGTTCTCGACTTACTATGAAGAGTGTGGGGAGTACAAGAATACATGAGACAGACTCCCTTTAATCGTCTTAGTGGGACTCTTGTTGGTCGCGCGAAGTCTCCTGAATCAATAATAAGAAATATTCAGTGGTGGTTTCAACAAGTCGCGAGAATTATAAATGGCAATATTTCCTTTGGAAATGCTACAGGACTTTCGACTACTGGTAGCCGTGATCCATCACAGAACATAGATGGTGTATGGGTGTCTGTTACTTTCGCTGCGCCGAATACGAATCAGGTTGTGACACATAACCTATTCCGACTTCCAGTAGGATATATCCCTGTGGAAAAGGTCGCCGCCTGTGACGTATATGATGGGTCGCCAGTAGCCAAGACGACGACTCAGATTACACTAAAAGGTACGGTGGCTACAACGGTTACATTATTTATTTTTTAATTCTTCAGAGGGTGAAGTATTATGTCGAATGTTAATGTTCAATTGACTGCCACAGCGTTGCAGGTTATAGATAATACCGGGACGGTGACAAGAGTTAATACGCCTGTCGCAGCATTGGTGGCTGCACTAACGGCTGCTTCTTATACTGACTACTATATTGTTGGAACCTCTCCAACTGGTCTTGGCTTACCGAGTCCTGGAGTTACCGCGTTCCAGTTTGCGTGGATTAAGAATAACCACGCCGTCAATACGGTGACTGTAACCCCAACTCCAGTAGCCGGAGGCACTCCATTAGGTTATATTATTCAACCAGGCGGCGTCTTCTTTTACGCTAATCCGGCTACGACCGCAGGTGGACTTTCAGCTATCACTCTTGTTGCTAGCGGGGCTAGTACCCCCTGCGAACTTCTTCTTGGAGGCTAGTCATGGCCAACTCATTTGGTGCCAGGCAATGGAAGATCGACACGCAGTATACCTACGCGTCTTTGCCTAATGGACACATAGCTCAAGGGAATGTATATATCCGGTCGATTGTCTATACTAGTGAGGCTGTGTCGACAGCACCTTTCGCGGTTCAGGACAAAAATGGTAATAGTCTGTTTCAAGGAGTCGGCCCTGGTGACCAGTCTCCAGTTCGGTCATTTGAGGTAGGGTGGGCCGAAGGCGTACAAGTGCCGGTGCTGTCGGCTCCCGGTGTGATCCTAATCTCCATTAAATAAGGAGACGGAGATGCGAAAAGTTCTTTTACTACTGTGTTTATTTCCAGTGGTAGCCTTCGGGCAAAAGGGTCAGCGTTCGTTTACCACTTCAGTTGTAGCTAGTGACGTCGGTATCGGTCAAGCTGGCTCCGGTATTGCCTATCATCTATTAACATGGAATACATCAGGAACAGTGTCGACATGTACGGTGGCTGTGGACTCGTCCCCTGATGGCACAACGTGGACTGCAGGCGGTGTGATTATCGGACAGACTTGCACATCCAACGGGCAGTCTGCGATTGTCAATATAATAGTCAATTACATCAGAATCAACGTAACGGTAATTAGTGGTGGGGGGTCTGTTACTGCTATATGGCAAGGTTATACCACAAATCCTAGTGGTGGTGGCGGTAGTATAACGCCGTTCCCTCCAGTAAGCCATCAATTTTTATATACAGTATCAGCGGGAGGTGTGTTTTCAGCAGCACAGCCAGCTTTTACTGATGTCTCAGGAACGTGCGGAATCGCACAAGGTTGCACTGGACAGACTTCAGCATTGGCTGCTTTCAATGCCCTGTCCCCTATGACTACACTAGGGGATGTCCTATATGGTGGCGCGTCTGGTAGTGCAACTAGACTGCCAGGCAATACGACCTCTACAGTAAATGTCCTTACTCAAACTGGTACAGGGACAATTTCAGCAGTACCATCTTGGGCAACAGTGGCTAGCCTTGGAGTCTTGACTCAAACAGGCAGTCCATCTGGTGGCCAGCTAGCTAAATTTAGTTCACCTAATGTCCTGACAAATGGTGACCTATCAGGCGATTGCACTACTAGCGGTACGACAACTATTAGCTGTACTAAACTAAATGGTGGCACCGTACCACCCTCGGCGACGGTCTTGGGGTCAAATTCATCTAGTCAGCCTATTGCTGCGACAACTACAGGTAGTGGTACTACTGTTGTATTATCAACTTCGCCAGTCTTAACTACGCCCAACCTTGGTACCCCATCGACTCTTATCCTAACCAACGCAACATCACTCCCTTGCTCAGCGACCCCAGCTTTGACTGGGGACGTGACGACGTCTGCTGGCACCTGCGCTACCACGGCGATAAGAATAAATGGTGCAACTCTACCGGCTAGTTCTCCTGTAGTTGCGACTAATAGCTCCGCGCAGGTCGTAGCTGCTACAGGACATGGAATAGGTGTTCCGCTTTCCTGTGCTGACGTCTCCGGTAGTGGCTCAGCACAATCATGCACGACTTCACCTACCTTCACCCCTGTTGCTAATGATCCAATAATTTACACAACAACGACGGCAAATACAGGAGCCTTGACTATCAACGTTAACGCTGTCGGCCCAAAGCCAGTCAAGAAATGGTTAGGGGCAGCATCCTTAGTTGCGGGGGATTTGCCTGCAAACACCCCGGTTTCTATGGTCTATGACGGTATTAATTGGGAAATGAATACAATTGGCAACGTTCCTGTTGGAGTATCGAGCGCCGGCCTTTCCGTAAATGGCACAACTACTAGTGGCATATTCACCGTTACTGGAAGCCCTATTACAAATAGTGGTACACTTAATTTCAACTTAGCGGGTACTAATGGACACTTTCCGTATTTTACGTCATCAAGTGTTTTATCCAATGACCCAAATATAGATGATGGTATTACCTCACCCGGTGTCCTTTCGTACAACGGAGGTGTAACTGCTTCTGGAACTTTAACGGCTGGCGGCGCGACTCAAGGTCTACAACTAGCTTGTGGTACGGCGGCATCTGCGGCGGCTTCCTATATAGGGCTAGTCGTACCAAGTTCCTGCGCTGCAAATTACGGCAACTATTCTCTGCCCCTACTCCCGACTTCAGCAGGGGTATTCCTAGTAGGTGCTGCCAGTTCCAATGTCTCGACGGTTACTGTAGGAGCTGTTCCTTTGACTTCCGTTGCTACCCAGAACGCAGATACTGTATTATTGAATAACACTGCGTCTCCAGCGGCACCTACAGCGGTTCCCATGCCAACTAGTGGAACCAACGGTTGTGCAGGTACGTCTAATGCTTTAACTTATAACACCACTACTCACGCTCTTGGTTGCAACACAATAAGTACTAGTGGTAGTCCGGGTGGCGCTACGACTCAAATGCAATTCAACGGTTCTGGCTCCTTCGCGGGTGCGAGCGGCGTGCTTTATGATAACACAAAGAATAGTCTAACTGGTGCGGCTGGGTGGAATTACCCTGCGACGACGATCGATGTGTACCAAGATAGTCCAGGCACGACATTTAGCTCGGGTACATTGATATTCTCCAATGGCTCTCAATCAGTTACAACTAGTACAGCGTGGTCCACAGCTAACATCGGGACGATCATAGAGTATAATAGTGGTTCCTCAGCAAATTGTACCGCAGGGACAATAGCGTTAGCTCCGTGTTTTCGAGCGGTTGTGATTTCTATTACTGACTCGTCCCATGTTAAGGTGTCTGTCCCTTTTCCAGGAGCAACGACTGGGGCGATATTATTTGCTAGTGGACCAACTGCTGGGACTTGGGATACGATGACGGATGTATGTTCCCGTCTCAACGCCTCAGTTATAAATCATCCGAGTGCAGCGGCGTTTGATATGGGAGGATTTAGTGGGACCAGCCAGACATGTTCTGTATCACCTTGGAATGGTACTCCATATGGAACAGGTCTATCAGGTGGTAAAATCCTACTTGGTTCGGTTTGGTATACATCAACTCGACAGTGGTGGATACATGCGGGTTGGACTCTTCAGGGTACAGGAAAGGTTGCGTCTAATTCAAGTCCACCAATTAATACTTTTATTATTGCCGACAACACTAATTACGCCTCACAGACTTACTCAGCTAATAATCTAGCTCCCTCTGGTACATTGACTACAAGTGGTACTACTTTTACGGACACCAATGGTGCAGCGGTCACTAATATAATTGTCGGTGTATCCTCGACAACTTGTGATACAGGTGTTTTTGGCCACTTTACCTTAAGTTCATCTCTTGCAGGGTTTGTCGATTCCAGTCAGATTCACTTCCAAGGCATTACTGGTAATACTGGTTGGAATGGTACTTGGATGTTAGTTTCGGTAAGCGGCAACACAGGTGAGGTACAATTTAATACAACGTGTCCGACGACTGGAACCCTGACAGCGGCGTCTGCTGATTTATCCATTAACAACCAAGTGCAATATAAGAAGGTAATATCAACGACTGATACAGCTAAAACTGCCGGCGCGGGTACCCTTTTTGTTGTAAACTTGCAGACAGGCGCTGACTTTGCTGCCAGTGATGTAGGATCCTGTACGTTGACGGCTACAGCAGGGACATTTACAAATCCTGGTCCTTTCACTGTCGTCGCCAATTCCTCCAGTACAAGCGACACTATCCTGACGACTACTGATCCTGGGTGGGGAACGACAGTCAATGCAACTATTACGAAAACTTGTTGGGGCCAAGGAACTATCACGGGTGTGGCATTCCAAGCTGGTTCAGGAGCCAGCGGTACCGGCGTTGTATTAACTACAAATACAACCCTTCAATTAGCTCTCAGTAGTTCCTCTGCGAATTATTGGATTGGTGGTCCTCTTATCAACCCGGCCCAGTTTACATGCACCGTCCAACCATGCACAGGCACTAATGGGAATTCGATTCAGGGTGTTAACTTATATGATCTATATGTCAATATGAATGGTGTGCAGGACAGTACACCAGTTTCGCTAAACGCCATGCAGGAACAGTCCAGTGTAACCCGTTTTGGCTTTACTGGGTGGACAGCTTATGGTATGACTTGTGAGCTTAATTGTGCTCACGTTGGTCCTGTGACTACTGGAACACTGACTGCGGCCAATATAGCTCCTCCGACGGCGGTAGGCATTATGTATGCCGATATCAACGGCGGTTCACCCGTAAGAGCTTTTGATTCTATCACTCTAACGGCCAATAGTAATGGCAGTGACCCGTACGAGTGTGTATCCTCTAATGGTAATGCTACGTCTTGGCGTGGCATACACTGCGAACGTTATGGAATCAATTTCTCAATTGGTCGATATGGGTCCGGAAATAGAACCTCTAGGGGTGTTTCATTCATTAGTAATGACCCTGGTATAGGAGCTTACGACGGTTATAAAATATGGAATGCCTCATCCTTAGAAGTCTCGATTATTGGCTCCTGGATGACTAACTCACCGGGTCACGACTTTATTGAGGATTTAAATTTCACAGCAGCCTGTGCGTCAGGGACCACAGACCTGACTGCCGTGAACACCATCGCTCTTTATAGTGTCTCCACAAGTGGATCAGGATCAACGAGGTTTAGTTCTGATCCTACAGCAAACAATTGTTTTGGACCATCTACATTCGAAACCGCGGCTGGTGTTATTACTCTGACAGCACCTACTAGTGCTGGAGCTGCTAACAATATACTTCAGCTTTCTAACGCTACAACAGGAGCGACTACCTGGTCCTCAACGTTAACTAACCCACTTATATTGTCCAACTCCTCTCTGAGTACTTCGCAGGGAAGCGGTCTTTATTTGACGGGTAGCGCTCTTACGGTAGGCACTTTGTACTACCAAGCCGTTGGGGGACTTACACAGGCCAAGGCCGATGTCGCAACCACCTTGCCCGCCATTTGCTTGGCAATTGCCACTACTCAATGCCTCTACTCGGGAGTGTTCAAGTTCTCTGCTACCCAGGGCTGGCCAATTGGCGGTATTCTCTACGTAAGTGACGCCACGGCGGGCGCAATCGTTACAACCGCCCCCAGCACAAGCGGCCACTTTGTTCAGCGAGTCGGGATAGCTCTCGCGGCCGACACCGCACTAGTCATGCCATCGCTCGATGTCGGGGGGTTACAGTGAGAAGGTTTCTTCTATTTTGCGCATTCATATTGCCTGCTAGCTGTTGGGCGACAGCAACCCCGTCACTCATCTATCTTCAGTCTGGTGTCAACGATGGATGCGGAACCGCAACGACATCCTGTAGTGTAACGCTGCATCAAGGTCCGACAGCCAATAGTGTCATGTTGATCGAAGTGGGGGGCTTCGCCAATACAGTCCACATAACCGGGGTCAACATGTGCGCAAGCGGGACGTGTGGCTCGAACACAGCGGGCGGGACTTGGACATTCGGGCTTGCGGGCTCGCCTTGGGTCGTTTCGGCCGGCAACAAATCTGCGGACTACTCCTACAACTTAACGAATACTGGACTGGGAACGGGAAGTATTACGGCAACGATTAACGCAACCTCAGCTTCCGGTTGGGGCATTGCGTATATTGAATTTCTTTGCACCAATTGCTCAGCCACGGCGTTGGATGTCATCGGAACCGCTCAGGGCTCTGCGTCATGTTCAACCTGCAATGCGGCCCCCATGACAGGCTACACAGGCACAAGTGATCTGCTTGTACAGTGTCTCGATATTGACAACGCGCCCAGCGCTGTGGCTTCACCCTATGTCATCGACTCAGCCCTACAGTGGATTTACAGCCTCAACAGCGTGTCGACGGCCACTCCGACATTCACGCAGACTGCTGCTGGTAAGTCTATAATGCAAGGACTCTCATTCAAGTTTACACTTAAGCCGACATACTCAACATGGAATGGTATTACCGTTGGCTCCGCTGGGACACTAGCCAATATAAATGGACGTATAATTGGACCTGTGACTGGTGACTTAGGACAATTTAATGGGCTATATGCACCTCCCGACCCGTTCTACGTTCTACTACACGTCTCATCTAACTTCGCCTGCGCATCAGGCTCGGCGAGTTGCAGTGTTACTGTTCCTTCAACGACATCAGGTAGCTATTTATTTTCTACTACTTTGACTGGTACTGCTAATCATTTCATTTCTTCGGCTTCAGGTGGTGGTGGTTCGTGGGTTGAATGTCCCGCCTCGGGATGCCGTAGCCATTCAGCTTCCAACTATATAGACATGGCCTATAACATCACAGGCACAGGGGGCGCGACATCCATTTCTACAACCCTAGACGCTGCGCCTGGCGTTAGCTGGGCAGCCATCATCGACGAATATAGGTGCCTCGCCAATTGTGGTACTCTGACATTTGATGCGGCGGGCACTCCATTCGTATCAGCTTCGTGTACCACAGCCTGTGTCGGTCCAACATTCTCTAATCTCAAGACTGATGATTTCATTTTGGCGCAGGCAGCAATAGATAATGGTTTTGACACTACAGCCTTTCGTGCTCCGTATACTGCTGATACACTTATTGGATTGCAGGCGGTCACAAGTTCAGGTACAGCGGCCGTCTATACGCAGACTCCAGCCGGCGCGACCGTTGCGGTGGGCATGGCTTTCAAATGAAAAAACTCTTTATAGTTCTGGCGTTCCTGACAGCAATCCCCTGCTGTGCTACGACGTACACTGCTACGGATTGCTCGGCGAATCGCATCGTTGACGCTATGAACAACGTCTCGGTAGACGGCGATGTTGTGTCGATTCCTGCGTGCAGTGGTACCTTTCAGGCACAAACACCCTATCAATTTAACGCTGCGACTGGCAACTGTAACACGCTTGCATGTGTAAATTCTAATGGGCAGTTGAGTTTTACTCCAGGTCATTCCGTGGTTATTCAGGGTCAGGGTGATGCAAACGGCATCGGAACGGATAGCCTTGGCAACTACCAATGTTGGAATGGAACAGCTTTCCAAACCTGCTACCATGACATGACCAATCTAACCTTCAGCGTCGCAAACGGCCAGGGGTTGATGAGTATTTCTATGTCTCCCGGCAAGTATCTACGCATCACTGGATTGACTATAATTGATGGGAGTGGGACCAATGCGGGCACCACGACAAATGGAATTATGAATATTGGCGGCAACGTTCAAGGCAGTAGCTGTACCTGGACAACGCCTGCTGTCACTGGTCCTTGTTTTCGATTCGACCACAATCATTTTAAGAACCCCCAGCTAGTGGATATGGTCATATATGGATGGGTCTATGGTGTAATAGACCATAATATCTTCGACCTGTTCTATGGACCTACGAATGGAGTTCGCTTCAACATGGGCGGCTACAATAACGAAGCGAGCATCTTCGGAGATGGTAGCTGGAATGATGTTGAGAACTTTGGCTCCGGAAATTTTATGTTCATGGAGAACAACACTTTCAATTGGACTAACGCTACTCCTGGGAGTGGAACAGGATTCATTAATGACTGTAGCTCCGCTGGCCGATTTGTCATTCGCAACAATACAATGAATGGGCTGTTGCAGATTCAAACCCATCCCATCGGAGGTGACTTCCGGGGCTGTCGAGCCTATGAGGTATATAATAATTTTGGCAATACCTTCAATGACCAGCAAGGCTCAAGCCCGGCCTCGTTTCCAACCTTCTATGGACCGAGGATGGGCGACGGGATGGTGTGGGGAAATAACGTCTCTAATTATTCAGGAATATTCAACACCTTTGTAGACCGAGATGGAAGCAACGGTCATTGTTATCAGAATCCCCCGCAAGGCTTTGGGCAGGTATCGGGCAATACTCTATGTACACTGTTGGGTGGTTGTACTTGTGGAAGCAATCCGGTTAGCAATTGGGATCAAAATGGAACCAATGGGTACGCATCGCTCGACCAAATGGGCCGGGGAAAGGGTGATTTGCTCACAGGGCAACACTGTACGGCGGCGCAAGTGTCTGCGGGAACTTGTGCCTGTGGACAGAATGGAAAATATGATTCCACATTGGGAGCCTGCACAACTGTTAACGGCTCATATCCACGTCAGGCTCTCAGCCCCACTTATATCTGGGGCAATGCTCAGGGTACAGGAATAGGTTCTTATGCGGTTAGCCAGGATACGTTTCTGGTCCAAGAGAATCGAGAATTCTATTGTGAACTGCCAAACGTTAGCGAGGCCCCCGCATTTAACGGAACAGCAGGAATGGGCTGTGGCGCTGGGGCGACTGCCGGCTCAGTAACAGCGACCTGTGCGCACCCACTTGCTAGGCCAGCAACTTGTACACCAAATCCCAATAGTCCTAGCACCTATGATGGTGGTCGGGCACCTGGTGTGGGTTATTGGAATGATGAGAATGCAAGTCCTGCGAGTACTCTCTATGTATGCACTGCATCGAATACATGGACCCAATATTACCAACCCTATACATACCCACACCCGTTAGTAGGTAGTACAACAGGAGTGTTATCTTTTAGTCCTATAAGCCTCAGTTTTGGCAGTGTTAATGTAGGCTCAAACAGCACAGCATTGAATACTACTCTTACAAACAATTCAGGGTCTACAGCGACAATAAGTCTAGCATTTGGTAGTCCAAATGGTGGAGATTTTTCGCAAACAAATACATGTGGTGCAACATTATTTAGTGGCGCAAGTTGTGTAGTTAGCGTTACATTTACACCGGGTTCATCCGGTTCACGCTCATCTACCTTAACTCAAACAGGAGCAAGCAACAACGTAGCTTTATCTGGCACTGGAGTTACATCGACTCCTACAATTACATTTAATCCATCCTCTATCAATTTTGGAGTGGTAGCAACTGGTTCTAGCAGTTCGGCTCAGACTATAACTCTGACTAATACAGGAACAGCAGTACTTCGTACAAATTCAAATAGTGGGGCTATTACTTGTCCAGCGTTGGGCTATGGATTGTGTACTGCTAATTTTGGTGATTTTTCTATTCAATCGACAACTTGTGGGTCAACATTAGGGGCGACTTCTAGTTGTACGTTTAGTGTTATATTCAGTCCTACGACGACACAGAACAGAACGACAGCCTTGAGTGAGGCTGATTCTAATGCAACGAACTCTCCTCAGACTGTAAGTCTAACTGGGACTGGGGGCGGTTGCATGAATGTGGCGATTGGTAATTATATATTATGTGGCGCAGCGTACAACGATATCCCTAGTGGATTATCAACTAGCGTAGCCTACACACCTACTCCGGGCAACTCCATTTTAATTGTTGGTAGTTTTTGTGGGGATGTTAATTGCTTTACGGCTCCGACACAAATTGCAACGGCTACAGACAATGCTGGGTCTGGATGTGAGAAAGTAAGTCCTAATTCACCGTTTAACATGTTCAATACTGGCTCCAACATTCCTCCTCCTGGTGACGGCGAGCGTTTATATATGTGGTTTTGTCCGACGATCCCTTCAGGAGTTACGGGGTTTAATGTCAATATATTCTCAGGTGGAGTCCCTGCTACAGCTTATTACATCCAGATTGATGTAGCTGAATTTAAGTACCCTAATGGTCTAATTGGTTTTGAGAATATCGATAGTCTAACTGCTAGCGGTAATACATTAGGCACCACGGCGACTGTTACAACAGGATCGCTGTCGACTGTTAGCCCTAATGATTTAGTGGTAGCGATGATTGCTAATTGCGGAGCGACAATGAATGCCTCGCCTGGGGTTGGTTACACTGGAATTATAGTTAATCCAACAACTACGCCTGGACATATACTTGAAGCCAAAGGCGTAACCTCTGTTGGCCCCCAGACAGCTACTACAACTTGGACAGGTACAGCGCCGGCTATTTGCCGCACTGGAACAGTTTCACCAGGTGACGCAAATGATACATGGTTCGGCGTCATCGCTCCAATACAGGGAATATTTGGAAGTGGGGTGTTGTCTGGAGCCAAAGCCAACAATGTAATTCTGAAGTGAGGACGAATGCCAACTCAGCTAATCAATACGATCAGTGATATCATCCCGTCAGTTATTCTAAAGGTCGAGAATCGGACGACTGATACTGCTCGCGTTACTGAATGGATTGTCGATGCTATACAAGAGATCACTACAGATACTCGCCTGAGAAATGATTTCGACGAACTGGAAATTCTTGGTCCTCTCTTTACATTGACTGGAGGGCAGATTGGTGGAACGCCTGCGCCTGTACAGGAATATCAGGACACTTTATTAATGCCAACTCCTCCGCCGTCTTCAACAGCCGGAATTAACATGGCAACGTTGGATGTTAGGCTATGGCAAGATCCGCCGAACAATACAATTGCTCGCAGACTGGATTGGTCGACGTTTCAGGAGGTAGATAAGTTTAACCCTTCGACTTCATCACAGCCAGTCATAGCATATCGCTATGGGTCTAAAATTGGGTTTTATCCTCCGCCAGATCAGAATTATCAAGTTCAAATGCGGGCGCTTCAGTACTACCCTTTTGTTGTGCCTATGACTAATGTCAGTTCTACGCCGTGGATATTGTCCCCTGATTGGGTTTTGGTAGTCAAACTTTTCGCTGCGGCGATTGGGTTCAATGAACTGGAAGAGTATGACAAATCGCAGGCTATAATGCGTCAGCTTCATGGTGATCCAGACAATCCTGATAAGCCTGGGATGTTATACTCCCGTAAGCTACGTCGAGAAAGAGAAAATTGGCGCCAAGAACAAAGGCTGCGTCCAATAGTTCGTCCATACTCATATGGAGGTAGACGATAATGGGTGGATTTTTTTCGCATACAGGGTCGTCGGGAATGGGAGCAGTGACTCCACAGTCTGGAAAGAGTTTCTTCGATAACTATTACTCTCGACCAAGTAATCCATTTACTCCAACAAGTAGTCCCTTGTCACCGACGCCAGGAGGTTTATCTGCAACTGACGCTGCTATGATGGCCTGGGCTACTCAACCACCTAAACCAGTCGCACCTGCGGCTGTGAGAAGTACTATTACACCTAAAATAGGACCAGTAGCTTCGAGTAAAGTACCAACAGCTTCGAGTAAGTCCTACGTATCTCCTACTGGGGCGCCGGGAGGTCTTCCGACGTTGGCTACGGGATTCCCCGTTAATAACGCAAATACAGGAGTCTCGTCGATTGATCCAGGACTTCAACAGGAATTCTATAATTGGCTTCAATCTCAAGTTGGAACTGGAGCTAAGTCCTTTGCTGGACAAAATGTCCCCTTACCCACTGGCGGTACATCTAAGGGTCTGTTGACTGCTCCACTGAACACAGCGTCGGCGCAGGCTTATAACTTCGCGGCAGGTAAACCGTCTAATGTCCCAGGCTTAACTAACATAGCCGCGGCCACAGTTCCAATTAATACCACTGGTGGTGTAGGAGGCCAGCAGCTAACTAATATTTCCAAAGGACTTCCCATCAATGCAAACATTCCAGCCTCACTGCAACAGATGGCTCAGACTGGAAGTCCTATTGATCAGACTGCCGCGTGGAAGGCGATGGTTGCAGCAGAGCAACAGCAAATAGCAAACAACGCTGCACTTTTACGTGAGCAATATAACGTTGGCGGGGCTAATCCAGGTTCGTCATCGCCTGGTAGTCTAGGTATGGCAAACTTCTATGAGCAGACTGCGTTGGGGCAAACAGCACAATTGACTCAGGCGCAGGCTCAGGCAATGGAGAATGCTGCTCAAAGACAACTACAGGCCGGGGAATATATACAAGGACAAGGACAACAGGCTCAGGAGTTTACACAAGGACAACAGCTGACAGCATCTCAGCAGTTGCAAGCTCAGTCTCAACAGGGACAGGAGTTCCAAGCTCAACAACAACAACAGGCCGGGCAATTTCTATCCTCGCTGGGGACAGGTTTGGACCAGATGTTCCAAGGTATGGATCAATCTGCGATACAGAATGCTTTGAGTGAATTCATTAGAACCAACCCTGAGTACTCTCCTTTGTTGAATACTATATTCTCAGCGGCGAGTACTTTCCCACCGACTGTCCGTAATAGTTACGGGGCTGGACTTGCTGGATTGTTGGGAGCGTTGGCTCCGTTGCTTGGACTTCTTAAGCCAAAGGCGTCAGCTCCTGGGGCACCTGGTGGTGCCGGCGGTGCAGGAGGAACAGGGGGAGCAGGAGGATCAGCAGGTCCAACTCAGCCGACTCAAGTACCAACACAACAGCCACAACAGGCTCCTCCACCGACACAGACCGGCGGTTCAACATCTACGGTCTATCCTGACCCAACTGATCCGTTCTTCAGTTCACAAGGAAGTCCGACAGGGACATTAGGGACGTCAGAAGGCGTATACACAGGGTTCGATAATCAGAATCCTTTTAACCTTATCTACCCTAATGACACGAGCAATATGCCTGTCGATTCTGGTCAGGTGCCGTCCGCTGGTTTGTCGGGGATTCCCTCATTCACAAGCGGTGGAAATGACGCTAGTGGGAATATCAATCCCGATGAACAGGCTATTATAGATTCCATGTTGAGTATGGGATATCCTGGTTATGACGTCGGTACCAGTCAAGACCCCAATTTTGGTAATTTGTATACATAGGAGGTTTTATGGGCAATTCCCCAACGCCTCTTCCGGGGGATTTACAATCGAGACTAAAGGCACTCTTTAGTCAGCTTGGACCTGTGATTCAAGGTTATCAAGGTGCTCAGGACAGGTTCCGAGATAGGATGGGAGGTGGCGGAACCTCCCCAATGATTGGGCAGGTTCAAAATGTCGGGAATCCGCAGAATCCTGTCCCGATGCCACAGGTGCAACCTAATGTGGCTCCGAATCAACCACAGCCTGCGAATGCTGCTCATAGTCGAGGAGTCTTGGCGCAACAGCAGCCACCTGATACAGGCTCGTTGTATCCTAGACAAGGACCATCATTGCCGCAGATGGGATTCGAGTTCTCTAATAAGAGAGCTGCACAAACAGCGACAGCTTCAGCCATTATGCAGGATTTTACTAACTTTGCCAACATGATAGAACAGCGGGAACATCAGAAGAAGGAGTCGGAGGCTGAGTATTACTTAAGGGAATTGCAGGCGGCAAAGGATGACAAAGATTGGGCACGGTTCAACATGATCCTGGAGAAGCCTGAAGTCAAAAAGGTTCTTAAGGAAATAAAAGGCTACGAACCATTCGAAGAGAAGGAGACTCCTCCTGGAGTCTCTGGAGCGCAGAAAGCTGCGCAGGGAATTGTACAAGAAAAACAGCAACAAGCTCAACAGCAACAGGGTTTGATTCAGAAGATTAGACAGAGGCTTTCTGGTCAGACTGCTCCTCCAGCAACTGGCGCTGTTCAAGCTACACCGTCGGCGGAGCAACAAGCTGCCGCGCACCAAGGTGAAACAGCAAACATTATTGCACAGAGACAACAGCAAGAAGCTCAAGACCCCGCTACAGCGAGGGCGATGGCAATGGGTACTCCTTTGTCTACACAGGAGCAGAGACAAGCTGTCATGCAAGAGCTTGGTTGGCTTGGGATGACTCCACAGCAATTACAACAAGCCAACGCCGTAATGCAGAACAATATAATCAAGGTCGCCGGACGCTTGGCAGAGGTTGATGCCAGGAATCAGAAGGACTTGCAGGTGGAGTATTCTCGCGCCCAGTCTGATGTCCAAAGAGCGAAGATTGCCGCGGGGCCGAGGTATGCGGCTGTCAAAGCTATGAATGATACTAAACTTGAGATGATGCAGGCTAAAGACCTTAATGAGAAACTCAAGATTGAAATCAACGGCTATAATAAACAACTCGAAATTTATAACAAGACAATCGATAGCGACAAGGCGGATGCAAAAGACAAAGCCGCTGCGCAGCAAATGATTCCGTTTATACAAGGTCAAGTACGGGAGTCACAGCGTCAATTGGATGCCATGACTGCCGCGGCTGAGTTCCAGCAGCTAGGAATACCAGTCATGGGATCGATGGCTGGTGAGCAGGATACAACAACACAGGGTCAAGCTGCTCCTCAATCTCCTGAGCCTCCACAAGAGAAGGAACAATAATGCCCGATGGTTCGTCTCCTGATGTCTGGGAGACTCTGTATCAAAAGACTCTAGAACAATCAGGAAAGATAGCGAAGCTATCGCCTGATAAGCAGGAGTTTATCTATGGCAGAATCTTCGACGGATATGTGGTACCAAAGACTGGTATCAGTGGCGATAAAGCTACGAAGTTGCGTCAACAGTTCATTGATCTTCATACAACAGGAAAATACAGAACCTTCAGAGAGCCTGGGGCAGCAGTTACTCCTGCGTCTTTGGTACCTAGCATGGTTGCGGAGGCTGGTGCGGGAGTCTCGAAAGGAATGGAGAACATTGCGAATACTGCAATCGCGGCGACGGGCGGCGAGTATCTTCGACAGAAACTGGCTCCGGAATCACAGAAGTTAGGGACTCAATTGTTCGGTGGGCCAGCAAAGAAAGTCGAGGAGAGCGAGGAGATTCAAGCGGCGCGGAAGAAACACCCTATTGCAATGGAGGGTGCTGATATTGTAGGGCGTTCTATTCCTTCTGCTATGTTAGGTAGTGCCGTTGGTCCTACTGCTGGAATTGTTGGTCGTGCAGCGAAACAAGCAGTTGAAGCTGTACCGTTTACTGACAAGCCTGGTGACCTTCCGAAAGTGGCGGGGTCATTTATTGTCGGGGGTGAAGCGCTACGTGGCGCAGGAAAGGCTCTTGGGATTGGAAAAGGGGCGATTGCATCAGGGATGGCCCAACGAGCGATAGGAAGGCCTGTTGATGAAGAGGCTGCTCATAGGGCAGCGGAAGCCCTTTATAATGAAGGGGTTACAAGCCCCACCACAGAGCAGATAAGGACTCGGGCGGAAGAGATGGCGCAGGCTCCCGAAGATCGCCTAGCAGAGCTAGACAGAAAGATCGGAGAAAAAGCGGAACAAGTAAAGAATCTGCAAGACGAACTTGAGAGAATGAAGTTGGAACCAAAGGAGGCAATTTACTTGAAAGAAAAACAACCAGGTGTTATGACGCTAGCAAAGGATGCTAAGCGGACTGGGGATGTTCTTGGCGTAAGCAAAATGCGGACGACTAAGTCTCCGTCTCAAACTATTAAACTGGGAGATTGGCGCGAGGAATTTAGGCAGCGTCTTAAGAAGAAAGCATCGGGGAACTAGATGGGCGGATTGATTGCAACCGGAGTCGAAAAACTCGTCGGCGAAGAGGCGGGTGACGTCTTAAATCGTCTATGGCAATCTGGCGCCGAGCGATTGTCAAAGGAGGGTGGACCTGCGGGCAAGGAGCTAGCAGAACGACTGACTCGATACAATGGAGCATGGAGGGAGTTGGCGGGACCGTCTATAAAACAAATAAAAGATAATCCGACGATGACACTCCCGCAGAAGCTAGCTAGTGGACGGGCTGAGATTGTTTTGTCGAAGGCACAAGCTGGAATCTATCATCTAGGTCCAGGTAATTCGGAACTGAAACGATTGATTAGCGATATCGACACGCAGCAAGGTCCAGTTCGCGCCAGGAATGCTTGGCTGACTTCGATGCACGCCATTGGTCGTCCTTATGCTGTGTCAATCGGTGGCCGGCCGCGCTTTACAAGTGAAGTTCCTGGACTTGCTAGGACTGCTTTGGAAAACGGACTTAGCTTTTGGAACACTAATACGAAGCTGTCGCTTGCTCCTTTGGCACATACGACACAACCCTTCAACATAGCATTCCTGACGGGAGTAGGGAATGCAGTTAAAGGATTGGTTAAGTCAATAGGAAGTCCTTCGCAGGCAGCTAGGTTATCACTTGAATCTGGCGCCGCTATTGAAGATTTGATGCGGAATTGGGAAGTACAAGTTAATGGTAGCTTAGCGGAAAAGACTACGCGAGCTATCATGCGTCCTTTGAATCTTATAGGAAACATCAATCGATCTTGGGCTGTATCATCAGCACCACATGTTCTTGAAGATGCATTTCGTAAGTTGGGACAAGGAAGTACTCCGCAATCTACGATTCGTCTGTTACAACATCTTGATGTTGATCCTAATGATCTACTTCGTCTTGGGCCACAAGATAAGTCATTAATATATAGAGCGGCGCGCAAGATTTCCGATTTGTCGTTTCCTGAAACCAATGTCATGAACGTGCCACCAGCTTGGCGCCAGTCTTCCATTGGTCGAGTTGCGACAATGTTCAAGCCATTTTTATTTAAGCAGGCTAAGTTTCTTAATGACTTTGTATTCAAAGAAGTGCGACATGGCAACGTAAAGCCATTAATGGCAATGGCTATGATTTCTCCAACTGTAGGAATCGTAGGCTCATACTTAAGGGCTGCTGCGAGGGAGGGGACGTTTGATCCTAAACAGTTGCCAGGACTAGATAAAGATCATTGGGCGGATAGGGTAGTTTGGGGAATGTCCCAACTTGGAGGTCTTGCTATCTATGGTGACATCATAGGAGCGATGGGTTCTCCGAGAGGGAATAGTCGTTGGATATCCGTATTCGCCGGGCCTGTGATGTCAGATGCCGTGACTGCTATGGAGGATTTGTCGGACCTATATAAATCCAAGAACCCATTCCTTAAATTGACGAAGGAAATAAACTCCGAAATACTTCCGAGGATTCCTATTGTTGGTCCTGGGCTTCAGCAACATGTATCGCCAAGAAAGGTGCCAAAGGACTTTCGCGGGGACTTATTAAAAGGGAAGATAACAAAAAGGATCAACGAATTCATGGGGCCAACTTCCGCGGAGGCTCCAGAATAATTCTTCACGGTGTGAAGGATTAAAACCTAGCTAGGAGGTAGTATATGTCAGCTTCACAGACAATGTCGCATGACGCTGTTAAGGCGCTTGGGAGAAGTCTTGCGTGCTCACCAGGCGAACAACATTGGGAGGAGTCGTCAAAGCTCCACGGAGGAGGTCATAGCTCCGGCGGAGCGACGTCCCATAAAGGTACGAACCCTGGGGCAGGGAGGGGGGGAAAACAGACACATGATCTTCCTGGACCTAAGAAAGGTGGGACGCCTGGGAAGGAAGCATAAGTTTGTTTATGCATAATTCGAGTCGACGCATTGAGTAGTACCAGATGATCTCCTGTTCTTTTGGATCATCTGACCATAGTCGCTCGATGTGTTCTGTATAAAATGAGCGGTCGAGTACCTTTAATAGATATTCGACCGCTTCTTTTTTTGTTTGCGGAATGTTATCCGGCTGAAGCATCGAGGAACTCTAATTTACTAACTGAAGGATCAACAGTTGCCTTGACTTCATTGTTGTTAAGAATAATGAAGACTTCATCAACTCCATCTCGTCGAAAGTGAAATTGGGTGCCGGAGAAGGTTGCCCATAGGACTCGGTCTCCTACCTTACATCGATCGACGAAAGGTCCGATAGCTTGGACTACTCCTGTTGTTCCTAGACGTTTTGCTGTGTCTGGTATTACTAGCTTTCCTTTGTACACAAAAGCGTCATACTTAACAATTACTTGATTCGGCGCTGGATGAAGCCAGTAACCGTTCATTACTTCTACTGCATTTTGACTATCCACAAATTCATCTCCTCGTTCGGATTAATTGGTCCCTGTTAACGGACAGGGACCAGAACCGTCAATTATTTCGTTTATGTTCTCTCCATAGAAAATAGAGTTTCAACGCAATCAGAAGTGCTCCAACCCAAGCTGGTTCCCAGTCGGTGAATCTAACGACTAGGTTCCAAAATTTATTCATTCCTGCCCGTTACAGCCTGCTGCCGCGGCGACACCTTTTACTGTGTAAGCGGCCGCAGCAGAGACTACAGCACCCCCCATTGACGCATATATTCCCGCAGGACCGCCCATGTTAATACCGTAAGCGAAATAGGCGAATCCTGCAAGTCCTGCATCAAGACCTGCATTGTCCATTAGCACTGAAGAATAGACATTGAGGTTAGAACATGGCGGCAGGTAGTTGTATAGTACGGTTTGAATTGTTTCTATAGGTGTAGCTGGGCCGGCGTCGATGCTCTGTACGTCGTTATTTAAATTCATCCAAGTTGAATACCAGCCATCGCCAGCATCCCAATGGGCAAGACTTTGATCTCCATAATCGTCGATCCAAGGTAGTCCGGGATCAGTTAATACGGAGTCGTAAGTTGTCCCCCATGTCGGCGCAACTAATTCATCAAGCTGTCTAGCTATGCCGTGTGAGGACGTGTAGTTTCGGAATGTTACTCCGGTGCTGGAGACTGAACAGGTAGTACATGGTTTAGGGTAGATAGTTTTAGGTTGTAGTGGCGCCGTGTTTAATATATCCGTGTTGTGGTGTACTATGGTGAAATGGCTTGTTGGATGCATCACGACGACGAAGGCAGTATAGGCTCCGAATGCATTTTTCATATCCTGAACAGTAACCGCTGATGGCGCTTTGTTGATAAATGGAGCCAACTTCGCCAGAGCAGTGTTTACTTGATTCTGTAGTGTCGTGACATTACTCTGTGTCTGATACCACTTGACTGCTGGTGTATATGTCGGCGTCGGCTTCGCTGGTGGTGGTGGACATGGATTATCTGGTGACGAGATGCAAATGAAGCTAGGTCTTATTTGAGCTTTCATTTGGTTAAAGCTGACTAGCATAAGTGTTCCTACTGCAATAGAGAGTTTCATGTTACTCCTTGTATTTTAGATTTTCCTCCTTTTGAAAATCGAAAAGCAAGAAGTTTAGTTTTTAGTATGCTCCTTTGTCCATCCAGGTGCGCTGATGTTAGGAACAGGTGACCATTCCTGTAGTCCCACAGCACAGTGTGGGGGAATAGGGAGTGGTCCCTTTTTCTTTGTGTCCACTAAAGCACATACAGCGCCAAGGATTATTGATGCAAGTACAACTACAAATATCAGCTTTTTCATCACGGCCTTGTACTTATTGGTTTATACAACGTCTTACTGCCGACCGTCTCCTCGATGAGCAATGGAGGCGCGACAGTAGTAAAGAGATGCAGTAACCGATCAATATCATCAAGGTTGTGTGTCTCCTTCCAACATGCTCTTGCTATAGCTCCGCGAGTTGCGTAGCCTACTCGTTCGACATACCTTATGATAGTTTCCCCAAGAGAAACTAGGTCGCCCGAGCCTACTCCTGAAAACACCCTTGGAATATCCTTAGCTACGGATTGTATTTTGTCATAAGCCTCTTCTATATCTGCTTTAGAAATAGTGAGAGAATCTGATCTTGCCGCCGACAATATACACGCCAATTTGAGGGTATGAACCCACGCAGACTCCTTATACGATGCTGTAACTTCGTCGTCAAACTCGTCGCTCTTTGAATTGTCCCGAACAACAATGAAAGAGTCTTTAGCCTTGTCATCCTCGAACTGAACCGCTCCTGTGAGTTGTGTGGAGATATGTTGAAGATCAGCAATAAGGTCCGCTCTGGTCCGTAGTCCAGCCATACCGTGACCGTTGGGGAAGTATATTGTTCTGGGTTCATCGTTAGAGTAAACGAAGGATACTCTTCGGGTGAACCCGCCTCCCACGGCGTCTGATGGTATACTCTTGACAAGATATCTGGGTGCTGATCCGCCCAGCAGTGACTGACACGGGTCTGTGATTTCAACGAGTCTTTTATATCTAGTTCCATATTGCATCTTTCCTGGGACTGAATCCCATAGTTGATTTAAGATCGGCAAAGCGTCTTCTGGATGTTTCAGAAAGACGGATAGTTCCGGAGCTGATATTAGACTTGTACTCTCTCGTCCAAACTGTATGGGCATACCAGCCGTTGCTGGAGCACCACTGACTAAGCCCGCCATCGATTGTGCTAGACCCGCGATTGAGGATACCGAAAATCCTTTTGATAGGGTGTCTAGGACATATTCGATAGTTAATTTGTCCGAGAGTATATGAGCCGTTCCAGCATCCTGCAATAACCTAATTGCAGGATTAATACACCCAATTGACTTTCCTATCCCCGGACGACCAACTAAAACGACGAACATGTTTGGATAAATCCTAGACTCTGGACCTCGATCTATCCAAATGTTTCGCTTAAGACTGGCTCCGACAAGTGTGGCTGCTGACCACCAGTGGTAGGAACGCGGCGTTTCTGTAATTGGCTCAATGTACTCAGTATATTTTTCAACCCAGCTTCCCCCAAGGACTCGTCCCAAGGAAGCATACCTCCTAGGTCGTAGCCGATTTCGAATTCTATTGGTATTGTTATTTTGGTCCCGTTAGGGAATTCAATTATTTGTTTATAAGCATTAGATATATGGTGTATGCAATTCCTTACTGAGTCAAAAGAGTCAAGTGATTCAGTAACAACCGCGTCGTGACCGTCTGATATTACAAGTCCTGGATAGTGGGTTTCTAAATAAAGAATTGCGAGTCCGGTTATGTCGCCAACTGTGGATTGTGGTATGTAGCTGAATCCATCACGAAAAACGCTGCCGTTATCGTCGCCAGGTCTAAGGGACATGAAGTCTCGGATTCGACCGATGGGAGTGATGAGTTGTCCATTGTTTGACATAGCGCCAATGATGTATTTTTGGTATACTCTGCGTATGTCTGGCTCAAGAGAGTCCAATTTGGCGTTTAGGTATGAACAGAATCCAGCGAACGCAATAGGCGTATGGTTGTTGCGATAAGCTCTAGATCGTTGTGCGAAATCCATCTGTGCATAGAGTAAGTATTCCTTCGGAAGTGTCATCTTTCTTCCATCTTGCAGGACTAAATATAATCCTTCCAACCCAATCCCTTCCGCCGCTAAGATACGAGATTGCTTGTCACCCATCATGCCATAATTAAAACCATGCCTACTCCTTTTTGCTAAATAGTATTCGATGTCGTCTTTGCTAAGTTGCTCGATAGGAAGTCCAAAAAGGAGAGAAGCTGTTTTTTTATGTCGGTTAATTCCTGCTTTGAGTTCATTGATTCCTTGAAGAGACCCTCCCTGATCCGCGATAATTCCGTGTACAATCCAGTCCTCCGCTCCTTTGAGGTCCGCCGAGACGAAAATTCTTCCTTGACGCGCAATAAGGCAACTGCGAAACGCGCGGCCCAGGAAGGAATGTTTCGGGAGGTTTTGGTGATTTGTACCAAGGCCGAGAAAATTTTTGCGGCTACTGCGTCTGCCACCCACTGTTCCAGTAGCAAAGTAGGAGGAGTACAAGATATCTCGGTTGAGCCAAGCCCTAATGTAGGTTCCGTCGATCTTATTAAGTTCTCTGTTTCGGAGGATATGACGGAGGACTGGATTTCCAGTTTCCGCATAGACTTTTTCGAGGGCTTCTTGATTTGTTGTCTCATTCCCCGTATCTCGGTTTTTCGGTAGCTTGATTCCGATGGAGTTGAGCCAGAGGATAAGTTGTTTCGGACTGGAGAGATTGATGACAGATAAGTCGGGCTTACCTTTCGTTTCGTTCTTCGAGATAACTGTTGTGCTTGTAAGACGTTTGATTTCATCTAATGTCACCTGCTTTTCTTTTAGGATATGCTTATGCAACAGTAACAAACGTAGGGGGTCCGTAAGAATTCCCCGCTTTTCAATCTCATAAAATGCCCTTTGAAGGGGCATTTCGTAGTCTTTGTAGAAGCTATAGAGCGTTGGGAATCGTGGATACATTTATTCGAGACTCAAATTCACGTTCCTGTACTTCGTATATTTCATACGGAATGCAAACATCCAAGGCATTGTAATGCATTAGTCGCCGTTTATCTTCAGGTTTTTTGATATTTATATTCCTGCCTTCATCTTTATAATAAGACTGCCGTGTATATTGCCACGTTTGTACCTGGAGCTTATGTTCTAATTCCGGCCAAAGAACGTGATGACGCACGAGTATGTCGTCGACTTCATTAACATTGGGCTGCAAAGCAATGGTAGAAAGCCAATGGCTGTCGAATGAAAGAAAGTTTTGTCCAATAAGTTGCTTTTCGTTGAGAATCCTATTGCATAGACGAAATAGCTCCTTAGTATTCGCTGCATAATCCCAAAGACAAAAGCTCGCTGCTCGTCGTTTGGATACTGCGAGTCCGAGGACATAAGGCATTAACCTTCTAAGCATCTCGATGTCCGCTGAGATTGGGTGAGGACTATCGAGACATTCAAGCAAATACGACTTTAAAACCGGCCATTCCGGCGCGATTAATAGGTCATACCTGGGAAGTTCTAGAAGTCTTCTGTTATTTCTCCAATACTCAAATTCAAAACATGCTTTTCGGTAACATAGAACTGCGCTGGGACGTTCTCCCCAATTCCGGAGGACATGTGCAGGGTGGACATTAGGTATAACATAGTGCTCCCAGGAAAGAAGAGGAGAAGTAAGGAGGGAACCTCTCCATTTTGTGATTTCGACTTTCTTAATTGGTTCTCCCCCTTTCTTTTTTGGTCTAACTGTCGTTGCTGTCTCAGGGCAAAGAATCGACAAAGGCGTATTGCCAACTGGAATGATAATGACGGGTTTACGTTCATGCAATTCCTCCAGGAAAGCGTCGATGAATAATTGTCGCGGAATTCCCAGCGTTTCGATTAACTCAATTTGATTCCCTGGAGGTCGGAGTTTATATGGATTTGTGAACCACACGTCGGACAGACTAAATCCACTTTCAACGAGCATTCGGTCTTGTTCTTTTCCTGAGAATCCACAGAAAGGTTGTCCTGATTGGTCCTCGTCGGCTCCGGGAGCTTCTCCGACAACAACGACTTTAGCCGAGTGAAGACCGCGAATTCCAACGAACTTTGGGTATTGAACTTTACATACTCGCTGTAATTCAATTCCCACAAGAAGGCGTCTAAGTGCTTCACCCACTTTTCGTACTCCTCCCTTATTTCACTCGAAGTATTCATCTTTCGTTACTTCCCCTTTGTTAGAAATTGACTCTCTAATTCATAACAATAAACGAGTTCCACATCCTCCAGGAATTGCTGCATCCATATTGGGAGATACTCAGACCAATTGCCCTTATTACTTGGACTGAGGCCGTACCAAAATGACTCAAAACCATCCTTCCAAGTAAAAAGACAACTTGTCAACGCTACCCACGGATCGGTCCATTTTCCTAAGGCAAGACTGAAATCCTCGGCATCGATTCGGATCGTAAAATCCCGTTTAGTTTGTCTTCCAACAAAATCTATTGCTTTTCTGAAGGCATCTTCGTCTTTGATTATTTTTTTACGCATGACCACTCCTTTACTGGTTCTGGCTTATGCCCGGACCACTTTATGTATTCAAGTCCTAATGCAAGACGAGCAGCGTACCACCGAAGTGCATATCCATGAATACAAGTGTAGGTTGGTGTTGATTCCTTTATATCATCTGTTATAGCGGAGGTAGCATTCTTGAATATGCATTCATCCTTAATCATAACGCTCCTAATCTAGCTTTAATCATAGTACAAGCTACAGGGTCTTTCTCACATAGAATAACCTTCCTCTTTAACTTAAGTGCAGCTTCACCAAATGAACCAGTTCCAGCCATCCAATCAAGGACGGTGGCTCCAGGAACGGTCATATCGACTAGGAATTCCGACAAAAGATCGACTGGTTTTTCCGGAGCCATTAGTTTTTGTTTTGGTGGTACAATATCGAATGTCATTACATCTTTCCTTGCTTGTCTGATGAAAATTGCATTCCCTTTCCAGCAGTAAATAGCCGGTTCCCAAGCATGTCGATAGCGTTTATCAGGATTTTCTCCCGACATGGAGTTTTTGATCCAAGCGATAGGGACAAGGCTACATCCCATCCCGTGTTTTCGGATAGCCTCGACGAGGTCTCCGTAGTAACTGAAACCGAAAAAGAATACCGCGTAGCGGTCCTGGCGTAGAACTCGGAAGGACTCAGCCATGACCCTGTCGATAGATTTAAGGGCGGCGGATACTGTGTCTCCTTCTGGAGTTTTATCAAAACCCGTAACTCCAGCAAAGTGATATGGACCTCCTTGGACTTGACCTCCATAGGGAAGATCAGTGACGATAAGGTCGATGGATGCGTCTGGTATTTTCTGACAGTTATCCTCAAAGGGGCCTTCATATAATGTCCAATCCTTTGTTTTTTGTGTACCCTCAATTTGTTTCTTGTTGGCCATACCTGACATAGTAAGGACTTTGACTATAATCTGTGCTTGTCGGCGGGCCGATTCTTTTGTTGGAGCCTCGGCTAACATAGGAGCAAGTTTCAACGTTTCAGCCATCTTCAGGTCGCCGGATATTTTCGCCGGCGATTCACCTAACATAGAGGCCAAAGTTGCCGCTGAGAATCCTCTTGGAACTAAGCCTTTTTCAACAGCTTTACCCTGTCGTCCTTGCTTAGCCTCTCCGTATTTGGCTTGCATTATTTCCAACAATTGTTGCTTCCCAAGGACTTCCTCCTGCCATGTTAGATTCTGACGTCGGAGGTTCTCTTCAAGCTCTGCGGATTTTTGCAGTAGTGCATCAGTACTGTCGAACCAAAGAAAATGTTCGTTATGAACTAATTCCTTAACTCCGAGTAAGGTGAGTGCTTTAAGCCTTCGCTCACCGACAATTACTATATAGGAGCCGTTGACTTTGGATATACGCATGGGATGCAGTAGTCCATTTTCCTTGATGGACTTCGCAAGACCAGGAATATCCCCGAACTCAGTTCGCATCCTGTTATAAGGATTCACATCCTGAATACTTATTTTTTCTACTAAGGAATCTGTCATTACTGGTTTCCCTTAAGAACATCATCGATGGCTTTATTATATTTATGCCAGTCGACGCCTAATTCATTTGCGACTATGCGCTCTACGATCTCAGCGACTACATGTTGGCGATGATATGGCGCGTTGATGTCGGCGCCTGGCTCGTCTATCCCATCGTGAGGTTTCCAGTTGCGGTCAAAGTCGTCGACATCTTCAGTCGTTACACCGTCATCATGACAGAGTATCATTTCGACAAGTTCGTGAATTGCGATAAGTTCTTCATATTGAGAATAAATCATTTTAGAGACTTTAATGTCAGTAACACCAGGAGAAGTATCGAGGTTCCAGTCTCCAACCGTTTCTCCAATATTGGGCCTTTGATTGGAATGTGGAATTGTTTCAATGGTTATCTTGAACATGTAATCTCCTTTCGTTCGACGCCGGGGAACCAGGACCGAAGGAGGGGGTTATAGACCTGGTTCCCACTTAGCGTCGTCTCAGCCTAATTATGAGTTAGACTGAGAAACTTGTTAGGGACGATTGATCCCTGTGTTATGTTTCACAGTGCAGCCTGGGACTTTGCAGACAAAAGATTCAATCTTATTCTGCTCGTACTTAGTCCCTACTCCACTGACGATTAAATTGAATTGACCCGTAGCCTTTTCCATCGGACCAAAGTAAGCCCAGGTCTCCGTATTCAGAGAGTCAAACTCCTTCCCGGGCGCCGCGAGGAATTCACCCGGGAGCGTTAGGTTTCCATTAGGTAACACAGTCAATTCCAACCCGAGAGCATGGGCGAAGTCCTCGTGATACCATGCATTTTGATTCAAATATTCAAAGACTCGCTTTTTGTAGTTCAATTTGTCGAGAGGCGCTGGAAGGTCAAACAATACAATTCGCGGGTTCAGATTGACCGAAACCTCTTTCCCAGCCTTAGGCTTCGCAAATTGCGGGTCGAATCCGAGGACTTGGAAACTGTAAAGTCCTCCAGGAAGAATCTGACGCATAAGCGTTTGCATCTCCGCTCGGTCAGTTAGTTCCTGTCGTGATACGGACATGAGTGGTGCTGATGGTGTAGTTGCTGTTGCCATTGGTTTATTGTTCTCCTGTAGTTTGATTTGTTGCATCGTTTTATGATGCCTATTAAAAATATCGCTTATATACTATCGTCCAGATCAGAACCTCTCGGCTTTATCCTGTCAAAAGCGTGACCTAGGGCGTTTTGCTCTAAAGCATATCGCGGGCGCTTTGTCCAGTGATCGCTTGAGCCTTTGTACCATTCTGCTATGTCTGCGACATACTCTTGTGGATCAGTCAAATGAGTACATGTCAAAGTAACAGTGGTGCGTATGTGAGGGATGGTCCATACGAATGAGCCTTGTTTGTTCTTCTCTGGGACCTTTATAATCTCCACTGGATCGTCTGACTCTTGGTCGATTTGAAGCCAATAAAACTTAAACGTATCAGCACCGCCTTCTTTTTCGGATTTTATAGTCTTCTGTCTCCGAGATTCTGTCAGGATTTTTACATTTTTAATTAAACCCGTAGCGTACCCACGTTTTATGCGGGCCTTGGAATCAACCTGTAGATTACCGTCGATCATATAAACATCATGTTCTTCGAAGGATAAGCCAGTTCGATCAGCATACATAACGGCGTCGAGTACAGCGATGAATGGCTCCTTAGACCAACTGTTCTTGGAATTCATTTTTGCGACAGCCGCTCTCTGAATTGGACCCCAGTCCTCTGTCTTATTGTCAAGACGGACCTTGAAGGAATTTGTCCCTTGGACATCCGTGACCTTTATGTATTCCTCGATTTCATTCACAGGAACGGCGTCAATGACTTCGATCTTAGGCTTTGCTATCGCAAGGGCTGTAGCTAGACCGCCTGCTGGGAGTATTGATTGCTTCCCGTCGTCTGACATTTCTCCTCCTTTTTATATGGTTTCCAAGGTTCTTTTACTAGGAATTCGGATTTGAGTATTATAAGTCGTTTTTCCGGCGGCTGGCTACAGACTCGGACGAAATTACATTCGCCGGGCGAATGGCAGGAGGCTGTTCGACCTTCGAAATAATCAGTCTTGATAGCCATTTGGATGTCTTCGACGCGATGCAGTGTTGCCTGTCGCCACTCCTCAAGTTCACTCTCGACATAAGGAATTTCGAAACGCCTGAACCATTCTGGTTTTACTTTTGCTTTGGATGTCTCTGGCGGCTTTTTTCGCGCCGCACCGTTTACTAAGAATCGACCAGCCTGCCGATCTCTTAGACCGATATCCTTTAGGAGTTCTCTGACGGCGAAAATGTAGCCGGGGAATTGGTCGTGGGGTTTGAATCTTTGCAGAAAGCGACCTTCGACAGCACTTGAAGTCTTATGATCGCATACTACAACCAATCCTGTATGTGATTCCATAGCTACCAGGTCCGGTCGACCTGTGTAGTATACAACTACTTCGTCCGTTTCCCCTAGCTTTACTTCTCTATTTAGCCCAAATCCCGACTCAGTAGCGAGAATTTTCCACTGATCGTTGTCAATTTGTGCCCATCGGTCATAGTAGGCTGCGGTCATTATAATGGCGCCGCTTGGGACTTTTATGGTTGTTCCGTCGGATAGTGTAATTGGATTATACATCCCTCCACCGAATGCCTGATAGTCCCAAGGTTCTATAGCTGCGTATTCGTCCATCTTATTCTCTTCCCAACGAACAGCAGCTTGGATACAGGCCAATTGTTTCGTCAAACTACCAGCCTTCATAAGCTCGTAGAAATCGGACATTACGTCGGACCACCAAATTCCAAACGACGTGTACCACGGAAATCTACCGCGTGTTCCGATTACTCCGACTTCGGATTCCTCTCCTCCGTTCGATCTATCATAAATCCTTGGGATGTGCGATAGGGCAAATAACCTAGGACATCTCTGCCAATGCGCCAGCATATGATGGTCCAGGAAGAATTCCCAACGTCCATCAGAAAGTACGTTATACAGGTTATTTGTCTTCGTCGTCGCTATAGGTTTCTGATCCGATATCTGTTGTTGTGGGGGTGATTCGATTAACAACTGTGCCTCCTTTCAATGCGGCCTCGGCTTTTTGTTTTTGGATTGTTCTTAAGGCTTCAAGGAATTGCTGTGGAGTTGCGCCGCCGAGTATAGATTTCTGAAGATCGCCTATATGTTTTTCGTGATCCTTTACTCGCGCCCTGGTTACCTTTAGTCGGTCACCATTTATTGTCGGTAATGACTTCCCTTTCAAAGCGCGAGAACGCTCCTCGAATCGTTCTCTTTTCTCTATAATAATTGATCCTTTTACGATTCTGGCACGATCTGTAGCCTGTTCTAAAGAACGAACTCGATTCGTGAAGGTAGCAAGAAGGATGTCTAATTCACTATCGGACCTTTTCGCTATGGAAGCTATCGTGGAAACAAAATAAGGTCCAATAGGCTCATAGACTCTACCCTTCACACCGTCATTACCTGGGACGTTTTCTTTCACGCGAATTTCGCCGGCAGCAACGTTGACGCATTCGATGCAATAGTCAGGTTCTTGACTGGATTCATGATCGACGCAGAAATAACGAGAGCAGACCATACATAGGCTGCCTAGCCTTGCGTCGTTTGGGCAGGGAACTTTTTTGAATAGTCCGCTTTCAGTCAAAGCAGACGAATCGATGAGAAAATCACAGCGATGTACTGGCATGTCCCTCCTTCGTAGGAACGACTACATTACCTAATTGGTGTCAGTCCCTTGGGAATTTCTCCGTCAAGGAACATTTTTATTAGTGCATTTAGCACTTCCGTCCTTTGACCACGAATGGGGAATTTCTGTTTAAAACGACGGAACAATTCCGGCGATATACGGAATGTTGTCGTCGTATTGTATAGTTTTTTCATAAAGGGCTAGTGGCCAGTTCTAGTGACCTTCGACAACAAACCTGGAGGAGAGTCGTCAAATGGTATAGGCGCCTGGCCACTGACATCACTATATCCCCTTGCATTGCGGCTTGTCAAGGGGAGATTTCCCTTTAGAATCAATCACTTAAGCGTACCCCGCTGAGGGAGGGAGTACCTCCGTATTGTCGTTTGATTCAGGAGGAAGTTCCTGAACAGCGACGATGTAAGGCGAAAGTGTTGCCAATACCGTCACGCAGGCCGGGAGCGGAAATTGATTCACCATCTTCGCGGCGTGTTCCTGTGCGTGGCAGCGTTCGACAACTTAGACTTTCTTGGCAAAGACTCCTGTTTTTTTAGAGTCAAAAACTAAAAGAATGGTGTGAGAGCGGCAGAATTCGTCGATCTCCTTTGGGATGTCAGGACTTACAAGTAGTTTTGGGATTTGCATTTTTTCTCCTTCGTTTTATCTCACAGCGAATTCCAAAGCGGCTATGATGTCCGCTTCGGTTGTATATGGAGCATGAAGACGCCGAATGCCTCCGTGATTAGGTGAAATGTATAACATATCACCTTTCATAAGGAGTTGTTCGGCGCCAGTCTGGTCTAGAATAACACTGCTGTCTACCCTAGTCGGTAAGCGGAAAGAGAGTCGCGCCGGAAAGTTTGCCTTGATTGCTCCATCTACGATGTCTACAGATGGACGTTGTGTAGAGGCAATTATGTGAATCCCGACGGCTCGACCTAGTGAAGCTAATTTAAGCAAGTCGGCCTTCAAAAGTTTACCGACTGTCGTAGTCTTTCCCGTTGGAGAGTCTTCTTTGTCGATCTTCGTGTCGTCAGTCGTTAGCATAGCGAGTTCGTCGATGACGAGTACACGAAAATTCCAAGGCTTGCCGGCGGTGATTATGTTCTTATGTCCTAATGTCGCAAGCGTTTTCAATCGCTTATGCATATCGGATATAAGTGTCGTCAACCCCTTTCGTACTTCGGGGATTGAATGATAGATTATGACATGAGCAAGGGATTTGAAATCACCGAATTCAACTTGCTTCGTGTCACAGAGTTCGAATTGAATTTGTGCCTTGGACATAATCATTGTGGTAATCATACTACGAACGAGTGTCGATTTACCACTTCCAGTTGTGCCGGCAATTAATAGGTGAGGGCATTGGTTTAAGTCCTCCCATATCAAACTACCACGTTGATTTATTCCCAAGAATAGGGGAATAGCTTGATTAATTGTCCAAGGAGCAATACAATGATCCCTCCACATTACATAGTTTCTCTCTTTGTTGGGAACTCCTATAGAAAGGTAGCTGTCACCTGGATAACGAGTGACGGATACCGATTCAGCACCTAGCTTTACGGCTAAGTCCTTCGCCAAGTTTTCCACCTTTTCAATCTTCGTCCCGCGTCCAGGGACTACGTGGTACGACGTTAATATAGGCCCAACGGACACGGGACTAGATTCAAAAGGTGTCACCTCTGCCTTTAATTGAACGGCGAGGTGGATGATGTCGAGCATCGTTTTCATCTGTTCGTCGCTCAATCCCACTGACCATCTTGGTGGTTGTGGTTTTGGGAAGTTCAGAACCGTTTGCATTAGCTGCTCCTTTTGTTGATGATGACTTCCTTTGCACCTTCAATTTGCAAGGAGCCGGATGTTAGGAGAGCACGATATTTCGGCGCAAGGAATTTGAAGGCTTCTCGGAATGCATCTCCGTCGGTGAATTTCATGAAGATTCCACCTGTCCTTCGGGCGACTTCTTTCATGAACTCTACTCCATTATCGCCGTCGGAGCAATGGACACAATCAATTGGAATGTCAGCATTAACATAGTTTTGGACTACCAACCCACTGTACTCTTGGTTGTTGTCGTTGATTATTAACAATGGGTTGTCTGCGATAGGATGGGTGTAGTCGTCTTCTTCTTCCCAATCCTGAATGCTGTTATAGTAAAGATCAGTTGGGCTACCATCACTCATCAAAACACA